TGGATGTTATGGGGGGAGGTCGCGCTCATACTCATACTCATACTCATACTCATACCGTAGCTGTACTGCGATTGCGATAGGATGGGATTCTCAACTGGGTTGGGGAATATATGGGTTGGATTTTGGGGGGTATCTGGGATTTTGGCTACCCCCATTTATATACCCTATACCCCTTCCGTATCGCGGTTAACACCCTTTAAGGTGCCATTAACGGTATTTAAATGTGCCATTTTCGCCTTAAACGGCCCTATGATGTGCCATTTTGTGCATTATACGCGTATAGGGGCGGGGAATGGGGTTTTTCTTTTTTCGGCGGCGGGCCGCATACGGCTCCGTACAAGGCCCTTCTTCGTCCCCTTATAGAGAATATGTAGTATAGAGCGTTCACCACGGCAAAATCGGCGTATCGTAAGCTTTAAATACTCCGTGAACGTAGACGGCATTGTCGGTGGCTCAGCCACTGATAAGCTATGATGTGCTTCAAGTCGAATGAATTGAAGTCGCCAATCTCAGGGCCACGGAGCGGAACGAGTGTTCAGGTACGAAAACGCAGGGCGACAGCGCCAGCGGTAGCCATGAGCTACCATGAGCCGTCCCATTGCCAGCGATGGCTATGGCCATCGTCGGGGATGGGATGGGCTGTCGCCAGCGTCAAAGGTTCAAAGGTCTAACCAAGGGTCTCAAATCAACCGCCCCCGCTCCGCGCGGGGGTTCAAAGGTGCTAAAACGAAGCCAGATAAGACGCTAATCGACATACGCACATGCCCCTATACCATGTCCCAGTTGATGGGATATATAGCGGGGTATCAACGTATCATGCCAGAATACGACGTTTTCATGGACGGCGAGCTTTATGCGGTGGTCGCACGCCGTCGCCGTCCCTCTAACAACCAACGCTAAAACCCATTCCAACGACCCAAAGGGAGGTTAAAGAATGTCCGACACTTTAGTCAAGGATATCCAGAATGCCGTCGAAACGGCATATGCCGAGATTTTGAAAAACAACCCCAGCGCGAAGCTGGATAGGAAGATGCTGTATAACGACAAGTTCGTTGAGAACGTCAACGCCAGCATCGAGAAGCTCATAGATTTGGCAGTACCACATCTCAAGGGTACCGACCTTGTCAAGATGTGGGTCAACTGTACCTATTCTATGGGGGACATGAAGGGCTACAACAACCGCGCATTTAGGATTGTAAATGCGTGGGTCAGACTTGTCGAGCACAATAAGATGCCCTTCGACGAGGGGGACTATCTCAAGTACATCAAGACTGGAGTAAGACCCGCCACCAAGGTCGAGCCGTCCAAGTCGGAACCTAAGCCGAAGGTTCCGAAGTCCGAGCCCGTCCCAGAGCCCGAAACTCAGCCCGACCCGCCCGCCGAAGTCAGGGAGGGGGTTGAAGGTGCAATGTTCGACTCGGAAACCCTTATGGAGTTCTACGAGGACGAGCCAGAGGTCATAATCCAGACCGTCCCAGCGGAATCCAGCGAGGAATCCGAGCCAGAGCCGACCGCACAGAATGCCGATGTATGGGCCGATTTCGTCCCTATCGGCATCTCAAGAGAGGAGTTCGACAGGAGATGGGCCCTAAGCGGTCCCGAACTGGCCAAGGACTTCGAACGCGTAACGGGCAATCATTCCAAATTCGCCCAGCGTGCAATCGTCAAGTGTCGCCACAGGTTGGTATATCTCTGGGGACTGGCTGGACTCGGGAAGTCCAGAATCCCCAAGGACATCGCCAGCTATTACGGGTTCCCCGTATATGTCATCTCGGCGGTATCCATGCCAGAATTGCTCTGGGGAACTCCCGATTTCCAAGGGAACCTAATCCCGACCTCATTGACCATCGCGCTGTCGAAGCCATGCATGGTCATCTTCGAAGAGGTTGACAGATGGGTCCGTTCTGTCAAGAATGCACTCCAACCGTTGCTTGCGGACAGGGTCTACACCCTTCCCAACGGAGAAACCAGGACCCAGCACCCAGGATGCATAATCATGGGGAATGGAAACACGAACATGATTGACAGGTCCGCCCTGTTCCCTGGAATCGAGCCCAGTGATTACGCTTTTGTGGACAGATGGAGACACATCCACGTTCAATATGAGAGCAAAATCGCAAGGGAGATTGCTGGCAAGGACTACGCATACGTGGTTGACTTCCTTGAGGATTTCAACCGCGCCCGTACCACGTGCAACATAGCACGCGGGGAAGCCACGTACAGACCCCTTGAGAGGATTGTAGAGGATATCAAGTCCGACGATGGGGATACCCTGGAGGACATCCTTATGGACAATCTCATAAAGGGAATGTTCGACAAGGACGTAATCGGCAAGATTGTGTCCAACATGAAGGACCAGGACAGCGAACTGGCCCAAGCCCTCAAGAGGTGCAAGCCATGATACAAATCTCGGAGTTCAAGGACAGCTACGGCATAGACCGTACTGTCTACTCCGAGACCTTCCCGACCATAACCGACTTGGTCGAGACGGTCTCCACACGCGAACTGTCCCCCAATCTGATGGATTATGTCAAGGAGTCATATGACTTCATAGCATCGGACTTCGACATATCCAATCCGAGTTTCTATGGGGTCAAGACGTCCAAGGAGGGACGCGATAAAGCCCTCTTCGGACTGGCTCCAAAGTCCATGACCCAGAGACTCAAACAGTACCGCAGAGAAATCGAGTTGACCCAGAAGGGTCCGACGATGTGCGACGAGTTCCTACCAATCGGGGGGATTCTGAGCATTCCTAAGTACCTGTCCCAATCCCCGACCCCCTACTATGTCCTCTACGAAGAGGAACAGGAAATCAAGACCATTTCGATAGCCGTGGACATGTGGACGAATGCGGACATATCCGCCAAGAAGATGGCGGACGCATGCGAGTGCATCATGGCGGTGCTCACGAAGCTGGAGGTCCAGGGATGGAGCGTCGGATTGACCATAACCAACACAGGGGAAGCAAGTGGAAATTGGTACTCGGTCGGAGCCGAGATTAAGAAGGTCTCCGACGAGTTGGAGGTCAACCGCATATATCAGATGATTGGCACGCCGATATTCCAAAGGGTCATATCCTGGGGATGGCGTGCGAGAAATCCCTACTGGGTCAGCTACTACACAAGTTCCAGTCAGCCCTATCTTACAGGGGATGACCGTCTGAGATTCTATCAGGAGACCTATCAGGTGGATAAGGTCTTCAGACTCATGGACGTCATAAACGAACTCAGTTGGTCCACACCCGAGAGTGTGCAGGATTGGCTCGTAGAACAGCTCACAGGGAACTGAAACTCAACCGCCCCCGCTCGGGGGCTCAAACCCCTTAACCCAAAAAACAGGAGGTCCAAGAAATGAGTGACTTTAGAATGGTGAATGTAACCAAGGAAGATATCGAGAGGACTGCGAGGAGACTGGACGAATGCGCCGAGGGCGGAGACCCCTACACGAGGTTAGGGGTCATGGGAATGTTCACATTCCGCCGCGACCAGCTCATAGCCAACCTGACCTACAATGTCAACGTGTACTACTCGGAGACCATGTTCGACGAGGACGACGTCATCGACATGGCATACGAGGACTACGTATCCGACTTGGAGAGCGCGAACGTCAACCCCCTGGGGGAGACGGTCGCCAAGCAATACATGAACGACGCATTCAGAGCCGTCCTCGAATGGATTGGCTACTACGAGCGCGACTGAAACCACAAACCAAACCCCTTAACCCACAATCAAGGAGGTTCAAGACATGACAATCTACGACAGGGAGTACGACGTAAGGAACGACGATGACAGGGAGAACCTGTTTAACGACCTTTGGGAGGAGGTCAAGGAGTGCATGGAGAACGACGGCCAGAGGGCCATCGCCGAGAGGTTCAAGCCCAGCTACCGCACGGCATTCGAGGTCATGGTTGACAACCACATCGACCCCGAGGACTTCGACGACGTGGCGCTCAGCGCCATCGCGCTCATGCAGTCCGCACAGGTCAGGAATGACTACGAAGCAGCCGTCCTCTTCGGGACCGCGATGGGTCTCAGGGCGTACTTCGTAGCGGGATTCAAGGGAGAGGGTCCCGAGTGTCCCTAAGGGCATTCTTCGAACTGTTGGCCATCTTATAACGGCCATCAAACCCCTTAACAAACCCCTTATCAAACCCCACAAGAAGACAACCGAGGTGCTAAGATATGGCAATCAAGAACAACGTGCAGAAGATGACCTACGCAGGAATCAACAACCCCCTCTTATCCAAGACCTACATGGTCGTGGACGAGGAGGGCAACGGCAACGCCGTCCCTGGGTTCTTCCTGCTCCGCACAGCCAGACAGCTCTACAGGAGCGACGACGTGAACGACAGGATGGAGGGCATCGCAATCCTTAACATGCTCTACCTGGGCTGATTCTCAGCCCGACCCGCTCCAAACCCTTTAATCCACAACCAAGAAGGTCATACAATGGATATGGAACTCAGGAAGCAAGCCACGTTCATCGTGGACAGTGCAATCGACTCGGTCCGTGCCGAGAACCCCGACTACACCCTCAGCTACAATGACCGCGCGTCGCTAATCATCATGGTCATGGGATTCATCCAGGATGCAGACCTGGACTACCCCGCCACGATGGTCACGAAGTTCACGAAGTGGGCGACCGACTGGATGGAGGGGGACATCTGGGACTCCCTGGAGTCCAATCAGTACATCCCCGCCGACCTTCTGGACTCCATCGCCGATTATGCCATTGGCGAAATCATGGAGTTCTACGGCCCGCTCATCCCCGCCATCGGTCGGGAGCTTGAGCGTGTGTTAGAGGACGAATAAACCCCTTATCAAACCCTTTAATCCACAACTCAGGAGGTCAACAAGATGACAGACAACGAGATTGCAAGAATGAACGAAGTAGCCGAGACCCTCAAAAAGACCTACGACGAGGGGGGCATCATCGCCCTCAGACACCTGCTCATATACAACTGGAGCAACGTGATGGAGTACAGCAACAATGATGTCGCGGCTGTATGCATCGACACCATGGATGTGGCCGTATGGGATGACGGGAAGATGTATTCCGCTATCGAGGAATGCGTGACCATCACATTGGACGCGGAGCTTACGGATGCCATCATTCGTGCATCCGCCGACATCCCTCAGAGCACCACAAGGTATCCGCTCATGTTTGTGGAACCTGGCACCGTATCCAAGGAGGATATGGAGACGCTGTGTACGACATGGGATTGGTTCCTTGGTTGCCACCCTGGGGACATCACCGCCGAGCAATACATCCAGTGGATGCACGGGGACGGGTTGATGGACAGGGATTTCTTCGACCTCAGGATGGACTGTCCCGATTTCAAGCCGTACCTTGAGGACTTCGGATTCACAGACAGGTTCGAGGATTTCCTCAAGGATGAGATTGAGCACATCAACGCCAAAATCTATGCGAGACTGCTCCCAGGAATCAGACAGATTGCGGACGCGATTCGCTTCTACTGGGAGGACCAAAAATCATGAAACCCAGCCGAGGCTACGCCTCGGCCCCGTTCGGGTTCGATTGAAAGGGAGGCGCCAGCCTCCCGCCTGGGCGTCAGCCCAGGCCCAAGGCCCGAGGCGCAGGCGGAGCCTGCGACGGGGCCCCCAAGCCTCCAGGCGTCAGCCTGGGGGCGGGGGTTCAGGGAACGATGAAATCGTTCAGGGCCGCCTGAGGCCCGCGCCTCGGCAGGCTGAAAGCAGTCAGGCGTAGCCTGACATCCCAAGGCGAAGCCTTGCCGAAGCCCCACAGGGGGTTCGGGGCGGCTTGAGCCGCCCGAGGCTCCGCCTCTCCGAAGCAGTCCGAGGCTTCAGCCTCGGACCCAGCCACCGCCTCAGGCTGACGCCTGAGGCTTCAGCGCCGCGCCTGCGCACACATACACGCGTACGCGACATTACCATTCTATCGGTCATCACTGCAACACAACCATACCACAAGTTTTAAATACTCCGTTTGCGTAAGGGTGTTTGTCGGTGCAACACCCGACTAAGACACAAGGAGAATCCGAATATGAACGGAATGAGCGAACTGCAAATCATGGTCCGCAACGTTGCGGACAGACTGAACGCCATCGGCGCAGGGGAGAACCCCTATGCCGACCCCAGCTACGGCTACGAGTGGGGCGAGGACGGCAGGACATGCGACGGGTCCGACATGGGTCCTATGGACGTGTTCATGCTGGATGAGGTGCTCGACCTCAAGTTCATCGTGGACAGCCACGCGGAGTACTGCGGAGCCCTGATATATGTCACGCTCGGAGGTCCGACCATCTGGGTTGACACCAGGGCTTATGCCGTTAAGGGCACATGGGGCACCGAGTCCGCCGAGTGGGGAATCACGGGGGACATCGCATTCGAGCTGGATGTAGAGTGCGGAGCGAACTGGGAATCCATCAGGAGGTCCTACTAAACCCTTTACCCCTATGGGGGGACAACGAAGGAGAGGAGAGACATGGATGCCGACATAATGAAGGAACTGATTAGGAAGTACCCCGACGTGGGACCCGTCGCCGATGTGGACGAGGACAACGAGGTAGCGTATCAGGTGCTGACCGCGCTGGAATCGAGGTCCTACGAAGCGGACCTGCTCACACGTGTCCACAGGGCGGTATATGAATCGCTCCGCGATGACGACAACGACGAGACCCGCATCTACTGGTCTGCCATCAGAGAGATGGAGGGCGGTCCGATGTGGACTATCGACGCCGTTCTCGAAGCTATCGACTGGGGATTCACCCACTGCTTTGAGCCGAGCTGTGTGACCCACGTGGTGTTCGCGGCAGGCGTGTATCTCGGACAGAAGCTGGCGGACTACGAGGGCGTGTGGTCCTATGCCGACAATGGCGCACTGGTCACGGATTTCATGCGCGGAATCATCGAGTTCGCCCATTCGAATGTCTATCCCGAGGAGGACGACTGAAACCCAGGGGCCGCAGGCCCCGCCCAATATACATATAATATAATAAAGGAGAGAGACGACATGACAGCACAGGACATCAAGAACGAGAACAGCATCTTCACGACCGCAGGGCTCTACAAGACCCGTATCGAGACCATCTCTACGGCCGAGGTCCCCATCTCGGACAGCGGAGAGATAAGGGAGACTGTGGGCATCATCACGTATGTCAAGTCCTTCGACCCCGACGCATACACCCCCAAGCAGGTCAATGCAATAAGGCACATGATTGGGAACATGGTGGACTACGGTCTGACCAAGTACCACGGCGGCACAGTAGTGGACGTGGCGGCGGAGAGCAACGACTACGGGGCTTGCGTCCACATCGACATAGACCCCCCGACAGGGTGCATCTACACGGGGCTGTGCATCGAGGTCCAGACCGCTCGCAACCCTGGGCCCGTCTGGACCACGACGGGGATGCACTTCCGCGCCAAGGTCAAGGGCACCAAGTCCAGGACCCGTGCCAAGAGCACATGGCGTATCATCAGCGGCGGGGACTACATGAAGGAGGTGGTCGAGTGACCCTCAAGACCTTCGAGATAACCATGACCGTGACCTTCAAGGCCGACATGCCCGACGACTATTTCGAGGACGCCGTGTGGGACGAGTTCACGAGCCAGACGAATCAGGAGATGTGGGACTGCATCTTCGATTCCTACTGGGAGGTACAGGAGGTGGAGGAATGACCACGGTCGGGGACCTCCGCCGCATAGCCAACGGCATCCTCGACCAGCTCGCTGGGCTGGGGGATGATGAGGCGGTGGAGGTGCAACCCAACACCTTCGGCATGGGCATGACCATCCTGGGTGTCTGGGACGGGTTCATCGACTATACGGACATCGAGATGGAGGAAGAAGAGGAAGAGGAAGAGGAAGAGGAGGAAGAGGAATGAGGTACATCATGAAGATTGAGGCCAGGGTCGAAATCGAGGCCGACGACGTGCACGACGCATACGCCAAGCTGGATGCGATGTCCTTCAGGGACATCGTGCCCTGCTCCATCAAGCCCTACGAGGTGGGAGAATGACAGTCAGGAGAGTCCGCCTTGACTTCCATGTTGTTGTGGAACTTGACGTTTCCGACGACATAAAGGAAGGAGTCATCGCCCATGCGGCATATAAGGAGTTCACGACAGGTCGTGAATTGACCCTCGCCGAAATGGGGCTTGAGTATGATGGCTACCTTATGGACTGCTGAAACCCTTTTCCAAACCCCCTTTTTTTCCTTGTAAAATGCACGTTACCCCCTACCTTTTCGTGCACGGAATCCAATCCGTGAAGCCCCCTGATTATCCTGATTAGGCGAGGCTTCGCCTCGCTGGGAGACGCCTCGGCTAACGCCGAGGCTCGGCAATCCCTCCCGTTCGGGTGGGATTGATTGGTTCGGGGCGGCTTGAGCCGCCCGAGGCTTGAGCCTCGGAAAGCAGTCAGGCTACCGCCTGACCTCGGCGAGGCGTCAGCCTCGCCCCTCGATGGGAGGACCCCCGCGAGGCTGACGCCTCCGCTCTCCGATGCCGACGATAGTTGACTACTCAACTAAGATAGTTGACTATTCAACTATCACGCGCGGGACGGAAGGGCGGCGGAAGCCGCCTCAGACTGCACGTGGACCGCGAGCGCGGCGTCAGCCGCGCGTCTCTGCCACGACTTGCAGAGCCTATACGAAAGCTTAACTTTATATACATCGAGAGAAATATAGTGTGCGGCTTGTAGTGCGGCTGTGGTACGTCGCATGGGGATTCTGCGGCTCGCGGCGGGGCCGCTACCGAAAACACCTCCCTCAAAAACCGCCAGCATTTTCTGGATTGGAAAAAGATTCTCGGAACCTCCCGAGCCTCGCGCGTTATTAACGATTATCGAATATTTATTATCGACTGTCATTAAACATTTATCGACAAACGATAAACATTTATCGACTATCATTAAATCATACATTCCATAGATAGTCAAGCCTCACAAAGTTGATGATTATTAACGAATCCCCAGAATGTTATTAACCGCCTCGACCCCGAGCCCTCTTTGATATTGACAACCTTCGATATCACACCCCCTCTGATATCGACATCCTTCGATATCAGCCCTCTCCGAATGCCCGAACAGGCGGACATTCCTGCCTTGTTCTCATCCTGCGATGGATTGTCAGAATGCTTTTAGGAACTCCTCAAAAAAGTGTAACATGGCCATGTTACACAATGTTACACTTGAACCAAATCTCTGGTAGCGTACCAGATTTTCGGTGGACAAAAATGTTCATCACTAACAAATCATCAAGATTTGTAACATTTGTAACACGTTGTAACATCGGACCTGTTACGTTGCAAATTTCCAAGCGAAATTGTCGTCAGGCTACACTGATGTACTATCCTGTATACAAGGCTTTAAGTTCAGGAGAGCCCTAAGCTTCATACACACCCACGCGTAAATTATATATATGTAACAATGTAACGTATTATAGGAGTATGAAACCGAAAAATTCCTAAATCACCCGTCAAATCCAGATAATCCGCCGAAAACAACCCAGAAAAATTTTGACATTAATACGGAACTATGTTACACTGTTACACCGTGTTACAAGGCATTCCTAAATCTTCCCGACCCATCGGATGAGCGACCTTCCGACCCTCCGAACGGGCGACCTCCGAACCCATCCAACTGCTCCCATCCGTCCGCCCGTCGGACGGCTCCCTTCCCGCATCGTCCCCCGACCGCTCCGCTCCGCCCATCCGACCCTCCTAATAAGATATCAATCGCGCATCCCTGTCGCGCATCCTGTTCGCATACGCACTCATTCTCATGATGTATTCGCTTCGTATAGCAAGAATTATATACTACTACTGCGTACACCTGTTTGCCGTCGTGAGGAACGGCAGGAGAGAAGAGAATGACGACAGAGAACGGAACATGCGTCCTGTGCGGACGCCCCATCACGGGCTGGGGAAACAACCCGTATCCGCTCGCCGAGGACGGCGAATGCTGTGACCAGTGCAACACCCTTGTCATAGAAGCGAGGCTCATCAGAGCGATTCGCGCGCAGGGGGGAGCCCAGTGAGGTTCGCCGTCACTTACAGGACATTCGCCACCGCCGTCGTGGAGCTCCCCGACGGGAGCGTCTACGATGATGGTACCCCAGACATCGACGCGCTGTGCGAGGCGTTGGAATACATCGCGGGGGCGGACGCCGACGTGGTGGATTACAGGAGCGTGGACGAATGAGCCTCGTGCCGAGCATCGGGCTGACCAAGGCGTTCCACCGCATGAGGGAGACGGGACGCTCGCAATATTGGGGGGAGTGGAAGCTCCTCCCGATAGCTGGCAGGGACGGCTTCGTGCTGGTCCACTACGGCACCACGGTCGCGCGTGTCGAGGGCATGCGCCTGGCCGAGGTCGGGGGCTGGTCCGCGTCCGACAGGGACGCGATAAACGGGCTGTGCAGGCTCATCGGCGACACGACCACGGGGGCGAGCATCAGCGGAGGGTGCCTCCGCGTGACCGTGGCGGAGCGCGACGGCGCGTTCGCGCCGAGCGACTACCGCCTCTACATGGCTGGGCGCACATGGGACAGCAGGGCCCCAGGGTACAGGGGGGATGACCAGTGAGATGCTGGGCGTTCAGGTTCGGCGACGACGGTTGGAGGGAATCGGGTTCGGTGCTGGCTCCGACCAAGGCCGAAGCGCAGTCCCGCGTGGCGGAGTACCGCCGTGCATGGCGTATCGACCGCGGGGCGACGCACATCGCGGAAATCGAGCCCGTGGTCATCCAGAACATGTCGTGCGACTGGGACCATGTGAGGCTCACATGCGGTGCGGACGAGAGGGTGGTGCCCTTGGAGTGTGTGTCCGAGGCCGTGTGCGACATGAGGGAGGTCTTGGAATCCCTGATGAACGCGAAGGCATGGCTCGGGGACGGGCCGAGTGTGTTCGCCCGCGACATGGCGGCGTCCAACGTGGACGATGCGCTGGCGGTGCTCAGGGGATACTTCGAGTGAAGGAGGAGGATGACGATGGACAGGAGATACAGGTTCGAGGACGACGACAGGACGGTCACGTTCGACGAGATGGTCGATGACGTGACGTTCGCCGTGGAGCACGACGACTACGACGGGAACACCGTCGTGGGGTTCGCCATCTGGCTGAACGACACGTACACGGCGTGGAACGTGCTCGGCGTGAGCACGGAGGTCTTCGTAAGGCGCTGGGTTGAATGCCTCGCGCTGACCGACCCCGACGAGCTGTACGCGAGCACGGGGTTCAGGGAGGTGGAGGAATGACATGGTACAGGAACGGGAACAGAATCGGATACGACATGGAACTCGCGAACTACATGCTGGACGCCGTGTCGGGGAAGAACGATGACCCCGACGGGCAGTCGTGGCAGGACAGGTTCGAGAGGTACGTCAACACGAGCTTCGAGCCGATGGAGGTCATGAAGCTGTGCGAGCACGACGGGTGCGGCTACAACGAGTTCTTCGTCGATTGGGTCATCGACATGGCCCAGTACGATGACTGCTTCGGCGAGGACTACGGCTTCGAATGGAGGGAATGAGAGATGACATGGTACAGATTCGGACGCGAGATTGGAGACGACAATGACCTTGCATGCTATATGCTGGACGCCGTGAACGGAGCGAATGACGACCCTGACGGTCCCGTGTGGGCGAGGAAGTTCATGGAGTACATCAACGACAGCTACACGGCATACGACATCCTCATGTATGTCTCCAATCTCGGAGTGGTCACGGGCTACTTCGAGGACTGGGTTATCGAGATGGCCCAATACGGCCCCTATTTCGGGGAGGTCTATTGCTTCGACTATGAAGACGACGAGGAGGAATGAGGGATGACGAACGTGAATCAGGACGACGGATGCACCTACCTTTCGAGGAACGAGCACTGGTGCGTGAGCGGGTACGTCACGATAAGGGTGCCCGTGAGCTTCGACACATGGGGCGAGCCTGGGGACAGGAGGTTCGACACGGACCTTGAGGACGCCATCAACGACATCGTGTCTGGCGAGTGGGAGCTGGAGGACAGCGACGGCCTCGACCTGGAGGCCGAGAGCGACGACGTGTACCTGTGAGGCGATGACGATGGAGTGCTGGAGGATTTGCGGAGGGTACGCCGTGTGGGTCGTGGACGGTCGCGTGACGCGCGGGATATCGAAGGACGGCAGGACGACGGTGTATCCGTACCGCGCCGTCCCCGCCCGTCGCGGAGGCGGATGGGAGAGGCGCGAGGATGTGGCCTTGGGAACGCTGAGGACAGGGCTGTGCAGCGGGCAGTGGAGGATGATGTGATGAACGGATACTACACCGACGAGGACGGCTACGTGTACGAGAGCCCAGCCAAGTTGCTGGACTTCATCGTGCCCGAGGCGGAACTGCTGACATGCGAGTTTGAGGCGCTCACGAAGCTGGTCGGGGCGTCATGGGGCGAGCCCGTGCTGTCCGAGCTGACGGGGCTGACGTGGCACGAGAGCAGATGCTGGACCGACGGCACGAAGGTATGGTCCACCGACTACGAGCTCAAGGCTCGTCTGTGGAGGCGCCTGATGGCCCGCGACAGGATGCTGTGCGATGCAATCAAGGAGTGGATGGTCAGGTGGAACATGACGGTGCTCGACGCGCTGTTCACGAACGCCGTCGCGGTGTTCGAGGAATGGTTCGACAAGGCCATCGACGACGAGGCGTACATGAAGGAGTGGCTCGGCATCGTGAGATGCGATTGCGATAGGGGGAGTACGAGATGACGAGGGATGACAGCATGACGCCCCACGGCGTGTTGGAGCGCATGAAGCTCGACATGGAGATGGAGGCGGTGCTCCACGCCGCCTACAACATGCTGACCACCACGGCACGGAGGTTCGGCAACATCAGGGGGGAGGAATGGAGGGACGTCGTCCTCCGCCAGCCCCTGATGGAGCTCCGCAGAGCCATCGACCTCTGCCCCTCCAACTCCATGATACAGGGCATGATAGACGACAGGGCTCTGGCCGCGTACAACGAATGGTACCCGAGGTGGAAGGCGGAGCAGGAGCAGGAGCAGGAGCAGGAGCAGGAGCAGGAGCAGGAGCAGGAGCAGGAGCAGGAGCAGGAGCAGGAGCAGGACCCGTGCCACCTGGTACGGAAGGCGGAGCAGGACCTGGGAGACGAGAGGCGGATGAAGTATGAGGTGAGGATATTGAACAAATACATGGTCGAAGCCGATGACCCTGATAAGGCGGAGACCATCGCGCTCGTGTACGAGTCGAATAGGGCGTTGGGCGTGAAGGAGATATCCGTCCAACTTTGGGATGACAGGAAGGAAAAGGAAAAGGAGGAATGAGAATGGGAGACAGATGCACCGTGAGGATTGTCGAGAACGGAAGGGACGCGAGCGAGGGGCCGACCATGTACCTGCACTGGGACGGGGAGTTCGCAAGGGTGTACGCGCTGTGCGTGTACTGCCGTGCACGCGGATACAGGTGCGGGGAGGATTCCAGCTACGGGCTGGCCAGGCTGGTGGCCGTGGCTGGGAACTTCGTGGACCCGATTGACGGGCTGAGCCTGGGCGTCATGGACGGCTACGAGGAGGATTGGGACAACGGCCACTACACCGTGGAGGACGACTGGCGCATCACGGGCTGGACCCAGGCGTGGGCGTTCAAGAGGTACGCCGAAGAGGATGGCGGGGAGAGCCCGTGGGCGAAGTGCGCGTACCGCCGTCCCGACGGGAGCGAGGGCATGGAGTACGTCCCGACGGATATGGGGAGGGTGCGCCAACTGCTCCTGCGGATTGACGCGAGCATGCCCGAGCATGCCCGCCTCGGACCGAAGCTGAACGAGGCCGTGGAATCGGTCGCGGAGGAGGTCTTGAGATGGGATTGAGGAAGCTGTACACCTGCGACAACGGCAACAGCGTGCTGAAGCTCCGCGCGAGGCCCGACGACCTGTGCGTCAAGATACTCTGGGAGAACTCCAAGGGGTATCAGATGCATGCGTTCCACTACCTCACGCCCGAGGATGTCGTCGCGATGCGCGACGCCCTGAACGCATGGCTCGACTGGCGCGACGACATGGAGAACGAGGGATGCCGATGCCGACGATACCGACCAAGGGAGTGACCCGCGCATACGAGGCGTTGAAGGACACCGTGGGGTGGAGGCGCGTCGGGAGCTTCACGCTCGAACACACCGAGGCGCGGTCATGGGAGCTGTACCACTACGGGGGGCTCCTGCTGGCCATCGACTTCAGGGGGAGGTGCGAGGCGTACACCCCCGACGGCGCGTTCTCGACGAGCGACAGGGACGCGGTGAACAGCCTGGGCCTGCTGGTGCTGGGGTGGAAGCCACTGCCCACGTTCGAGGAGATGAGGCGTGCCGAGTCCAAGGGGGAGACCCTGCCCCATGCGAGGGTCGTGGTGACGGAGGAGGGCCTGGATGATGCTGAATCCGACGGCTGTGATGCTGATGACTGACTGGGACGGGAACCCGTACCCGACGGTCCTCCGCTCGGAGGACTTCGGCTCGCCCTCCATCCACCAGCTCGCCCTCATGCCCGACGGCATGATGGGCAAGCTGTTGCAGGTGTTGGAGGCGCGTGCGGGGCAGACCGTGAGGTGCGCCCTGCTCGACGAGCAGTCGCTGGGAGCCTCCGCGCTCGTGCGCCACGGGGACCTGCTCGCCCAGGCGTGGACGTTCGCGTTCTCGCCGTGGCTCCAGTCCGACCTGCGCCAGTTCGGGGACCGCATGCCCGTGGAGAGCTGCCATGTCATCGACCTCGACAGGGGGGAGTTCGTGACCGTCCGTCGCGGACAGCCGAGCCCGCTGCCCCTCCTCCTGCACGTCCCGCCCGAGCACATGAGGCGGGAGTGGGAGGGGGCATGGGCCTTCGATTCCCTTCTTTGGGGCCGTACAGCCCCCAGGAGCGACTACGGCTACAAAGACGTATCCCAAGTCCAACCAGACCCATGATTGTCTCTATCGGCACGAAAGGGGCCCGTATGAGGATGTACGGGGAGCCGTGGCGTCCCATGGGGCGGAGGAGGATGCCCGCGAACGTCAGGATGTTCCTGATAAGGATGGCGAACGCGACCTTCGACCGCACCATCCATCAGACGTCGCACGTGAGGCTGATGTACGTCCAGGCATCCGTGGAGATAATCGACGGCGACATCATCAGGGCATGGGCGGACAGGTACTACCGCCGCTACGGCGACATGGTGCACGGCTGGGTCAGGATATCCGCCGAGCTGGTGTCCGAGGACGAGGTGGTCGTGACCCGCTGGTTCAGACCGCGCGGTCAGTCGTGGCTCCCGATGTTCGGCACGTTCGACACGCCCCTGCTGGAGGAGATTGGGCTGGAATGGGATATGGACGACGTATCGTGATGCGATACATTCCGTATCCCAAAACGACACCGACAGAATATATTTATACTACAAACGCGATACATCACTCACACCCAGGGAGGGTGTGCGACAAAGGAGAGACGAGGATGGTACACCTGAGAGGATGGCATGTGAACGTGAAGGACTGCACCGCCGACGTGGTGGAGTTCGAGGATGAGCTGAGCGAGATGTACGGGCTGTGCGACTGCGACTGCATCGACATAGCGTCGAGGTACATCGGCAACTCCGCGTACTCCATCATCTGTGACGACGAGGGACTGCTCAAGGACCCGAGCACGATTCGCGTGTCTGGCATAGACACCGACGGCAACGCGATGCTGGTCGGCAATCTCGTGTTCGTCGCGAGGGACGAGGAGAACCCTGGCGAGCTCCGCTCGCTGAGCGACGAGGAGATTGCGACGCTGAGGAGGAACACTGGGACGTACAGGGTCCGCGGCATGCACGGGAACTACAACACCGTCGCCGTGGCCGGGCTGGCATACCGCCCCGCCATGAGGGTCTGCGGCGAGTGAGGGCTCGGTGGGATGGGAATGGCCGAGGATGACAAGATGACGAAGGTCCAGGCGTTCGACATCATCCTGCACCGCATATCGTGGCTGGAGATGGGGATAGAGGACGCCGTGACATCTGGGACGATGACATTGAGGGACATGAACACCCTGAACGGGCTCCGCACCGCGCTGAGCGATGCGAAAGCCGCCGTGAAGGGGTCGGTGGCCCAGTGCCGTGTGGATTCGAATGAGGAATGCGAGAGGAGAGAGGAGGAGATTGAATGAGTTTCATGGAAGAGACAGAGGCGATGATTAGGGGGCTCGTGGAGAAGAAGGGTCAGCTCGACGACCTGGACCCAGAGCAGAGGGTCGTGATGGAGGAGTACATAGACAGGACCGTGGCGAACGCGAAGAGGGCCGCCGAGGTCAGGGACGAGCTCAGCGCGATGCAGGGCTTCGAACTGCCCGAATTGGACCACGAGAACGAGGAGGTGAGCAAGAGCCAGATGACGGATGCGCTGAGGGTGCTGTCCGTGCAGGTCCTGGAGTACGACATCATGAGGTACGAGAAGAACCTGCTCCAGTACCCATCGACGCTGGAGTACACATGCGAGAAGGGCTCGCTGGGCTACACCGAGGTCCTTTCGAGGGTGCTGGAGGCGATGGTCGCGCTCGACGAGCTCCGCCTGGCGCTCCGCAGGTTCGGCCTCGCACAGGGCGGCGGGGAGGATGTCGAGGAGTGAGGAGAGGGCCATGGCGCAACTGCACCTCGCGGTCGCGCTGGCCCTCATGACATTCATATCGGCGATGATGCTCGGGATGATGACATGAGCGAGATAGAACGCTACGGGAACGTGAAGAGGACGAGGTTCGATGCGACCGTCAAGAAGATGGGCTCGTCGCACGTCGTCATCATCACGAGGATAGTGGGCATGATGGGCCTGAAGCCAGGCGACGTCGTGCGCGTGACGGTGGAGAGGCTGGATGCCGAGGAGGACGGTGAGGGCGAATGAGGTACGGACTGTGCGAGCTGTGCCTGTACCGCAACTCCAGGGCCTCCTATGCCGACGGGGCCAAGGGCAGATGCTCGGAGCGCACCGACGACTGGTGCCCTGGGTTCGCCCCACGGGGGAACAACGACGACGGGAGGATGAAGGGATGACCAGCCCCGAGGTCATGGAATGGCTTGGTAGGAACGAGAACCACATGGTCGTGAGGGTGCCCATGGAGGATACCTTCGAGCACAACGGTGCCGTCTGGGTGGACCTCGGTCCGACGGATGATGTGCTTGAGGCCGTCATCAGGGCCTCGCTGAGCGTGAACCAGGTCGTGGTGCTGAAGGCGGAGGATGACGAGGATGGACAGGAATGACATGGATGTGATTGAATACACGTGCGGTCGCATACACACCGCGTTCCATGCCCTGATGGACGCCCAGAGAAGGGTAGGGTGCATAGGATACTACTCGTTGGCCATGCGCCTCGACCATGTCGCGCACAGCACGGCGAAGCTTCTGGGCGAGGTATCGGACGTCGAGGAGCATCCTGACGGCATCGTGCACGAGCCCGACTATGCGAAGGTGGGGCTGTTCTGCCTGAACGAGTCGTTCCGCATGCTTGAGGATGCGAGGTACGTCCTCAGGAAGGACGGCGACATCGAGCTCTCGGACAGACTGGACAAGCTGGTCTGGGAGGTGCTCGACATACACAGGGAACTTGAGAAGAAGAATGAGAATCGGATGAAGGAGGAAGAGGAATGAGCGATAAGAATGACAATGTGAACCACCCGTCACACTACTGCGACGGCCGCAAGTACGAGCCAGTCGATGTGATTCTGGACTGGGGCCTGGACTATCTGCTGGGCAACGCCGTGAAGTACATCTCCCGCTGTGAGCGGAAGGGCACCCTCGACGATGCAATCGTGGATTTGGAGAAGGCCGTCTGGTACATCCAGAAGCGCATCGCAATCATGCGCTCCTGTTCGGGTCCGATTGAACCCCCCAGGGACGACCAAGACCATGACTGGTACGACCGCGTGAACACCACGACGCCCAGCACAATCAACCCGATACCCAGCATCACATGCGGTGCCAGCGGTGCCACCGAACCGACGCCCGCTCAGAACGACGCCAGCCTGTTCGTGATGGAGTCCAGCGGTGAGACGAGGCTGAGGGCAATCTGAGGCGATAGCATGTCCAAGGAGGGGTGGATTCAGTTCCATCGCGGAATCAGGGCCCTGCACATCTCGGACTCCAAGGGGGTCTGCAGGTGGATGTACGAGCACACCCTCCCCTGCTACATCGGGCTGAGGTGCCCGCATGAGTACTGGGACGACGAGGGGAGCCTGTTGTGCATCCACCCGTACACCCCCGACAACTTTCCCGAGGACGGGGTCTTCGTCTCGATGGAGGACGCGAGCCCGTGCCCGCTCGTGAAGGACGGCTCGGTGCTCGAAGGTCTGCTGAGGGCGTACAGCCTCGACGGGAACATCATGGTCGATGCGGTTGACCACATCTGCCTCATCGACGAGAGGGAGTGCAGGCGCGAGGAGCTCGGAATCACGGAGCTCATCGTGAGGAGGGCCCTGGACGCATTCTGGAGGATGGAGTATGGGGAATGAGGGAGAATGGTGCATGATTGTGGAGACCGACCTGGGGATGGCGGTGCATCCGTATCCCAGCGCCGAGTACGCGAGGCAGGCTCTGAAGCAGTTCGCCCACAGTCTGAACGATGGATATGTGTACGTCACGGCATCGGAGGTTCACGGAGCTGTGGAGACCGTGTACAGGTCGGATGCCGTGAGACGTGCGTTCATAGCAAGGAGGAAGCGCGATGATTGACCTCGGAGGATTGGATTTGGACCTGACGTATGAGAACGGCCTGAGGCTGAGCGAACTGCTCGGCACGAGGGCGGAGCTCGCATACGACCTGGACCACATCTGGATGTACAGCATGTCCGCGATTGTGGGCCTCATGGTCGTGGTGCTCGTGTCCTGGGTATTCATAGCGTATACCCTGTACATGGCCAAACTGGATACGGAGTACGGCGAGAGGGTGTATGAGGACAGCGCAGGCTATCATGACTTCAAGCCGAAGCCCAGGCTCCTGTACAGGTCCGAGGTGAAGATGGACTATCAGACATATGGGTTCCTCGGAGGGGAGAGGAGATGGTACAAGCAGACTGAGTACACGCTCAGCCTGCTCCGCATCCTCGCCGTGACATTCCTTCCGATGCTCATCCCCATCATTGCGGGCCTCGTGCTCATCCCCATGTGGTTCGAGTATGACCTTTCGGGACAGCTCGCTGGTGTGGATGCCCAGATTGAGGAATTGCTTTCGAGATACACATGAGGGATGGGATGGACATCAACGATTGGTTGGAGAGCGATGCAGTGGGCCTGCCGTGCAGGGTCCGCAAGGCTGTGGCAGAGGGGATGGATGGGAAGCTGAGGGAGGCATGGGGCCATGCCGACACTCAGGCCCAGAGATGGGCCGTGTGCGCCGTCTCTCGGCACTACGATACCGTGCTGGACATGCTGACCGAGATGGTCATGGACGGCGTGTACGGCAGGAATCAGGAGGAGCGCATAGCGACCCACCTGACCATAGCGGAGTTCGCCGATGCACGGGTCCAGGGACTGACCCCCGCCGAAGCGTACCATGTATTGGATGTCCTGCTGTCCACGATGAGGACGGATGTCCGCGTCGAAGATGTGATGCTCGTGGATGTGGAGGAGCGCGACAGGAAGGACAGGGAAGAGTTCGGAAGATGATAGAGATGGCCAAGAAGGGATGGGTGGATGGCCTGGTGCTGAATGTTAGGAGGATTGGAATGAGAGTCGTGAACGACAGGAACTGGGAAGAGATTAGGAGCATGAGACTCCCGTTCGATGACCTGATTGAGGAGATTCGCCCGATGGAGAGGGTATATCTCCATGAGCTGAAGGAGATAATAGACGAGTTCGAGACGATAGTGTGCAGGGTCTGGGCCAATACGTTCTTCGTGACGGACCTGGAGGCGGACCTGAGCGAGTACAGGGAGATGTCCCTGAAGGGGCAGTGGGACGCCTTCAAGGCTACGCTAAGCTATATATCAGACAGATACGACCCTGTCCGCATCGTCCGCGTGACTACGATGCTCAGCATCATGAGGGACGAGCTTCAATATCTGGAGCTCCCCGAGGACGAGAGGCTGGACAGGTTCGACGGAGACATGGACAGGATGAAGCAGTATGAGGACAGATTGAACGGGAAGGTGAAGGAATGAAGGTGAGATTGATATCGCACAGTGATTTGGGACCGCTGGTCTGCGGATACGCGGCCAAGGTATGCACTTCGGCGGAGATGCCCGAGTGCCCCGACGAGCTGGCCGTGACCAGGAGGGAGGGCGAGGTCTCGCCTTTCAAGAAGGCGCTGGACCATGCGTTGAACAGCCATCACGATTCCGTCCTTGAGCATTGGAGCGCGACGTTCGCCATCGAGGGTATAAGCAGGGCATGCTCGCACCAGCTCGTGAGGCACAGGGTCGCATCATATTGTGTTTCAGGGGGGACCAGGATTCGCACATCATCTCAAAAGACGAATGGGAAAACGATACGCGAGTTGTATGACTATACGCCCCAATACTTCAATATGCTAAAGGTCAGATGTGTCGATGATGATGGGAACATAAAGTACAATCATCCCATCGAGATTGTATGTGCGGGTATCAAACCGACATACACTGTGAAAACAATTCACGGGTATTCAATCCGTACCACGAAAGAGCATCAGTTCCTCACGGAGAACGGGTGGAAGCCCCTTGAGGACATATCCGTAGGAGAGAGGGTTTACATCAATGGGCAGGAATCCTACAAGGACAGGGATTGGCTCTATGAGATGTATCACACACAGAACAGAAGTCAGCAGAATATCGCAGACATGTGTGGAGTGTCCAAACATTGCATCCGTAAATGGATTCGTAGATTTGGGTTGCAGAAAGAGGCAGGTTCATGGTCTGTCGGAGTTTCACCCCCGAACAAAGGCAGAACAAAAGAGGATTACGAACCCCTAAAACGCACGAGTGAGAAGATGATGGGCAATCACAACGATGCAATGTATAGACGCGGCCCTGACAAAATCGGTGCATGGAAAGGAGATATGGTATCCGAAAGTGGACTTCGCAGCAGGACTGCCCGTGCCATGTACCCCAAGAGAACAGGTATATGCGCCTTGTGCGGATTCCAAGGTGTAACGGAGTTCCATCATATGAATAAAAATTTGAAAGAATATGACACAAATCTGGTGGAACTATGCGTATCATGTCATAAAGCGATTCACAGGAAGGAAGTGACACAGAGAATTATTCCTTTGGAAATAACATCCATAGAATACTTCGGGGAAGAAATGACATATGATATGGTCATGCCCGACCCGTATCATAACTTCATCGCGGATGGTTTTGTGGTGCATAACAGCCAGCAGTCCCAACGCTATGTCAACATGGAAGGTTTTGAGTATGTGACGCCCAAGTCCATGAGAGCTGAAGACTACGATATGGCGATGGTAGAATATGAGGGTGAAGAGGAGTGTGCGGAATACGCATTCTTCGACATAATGAGAAAAATATCCGCGCTTTACAAGGAATTGATAAAGAATGGAGTTCCAGAGGAGGACGCTCGCTACATCCTGCCGAATGCATGCTGCACCAACATCGTCGTAACGATGAATGCACGTGAGCTGAGGCACTTCCTCGGCCTGAGGCTGTGCGCCCGCGCTCAATGGGAGATTCGCGAGCTGGCTCAGAGGATGCTGGAACTGCTCAAGGAGGAGTGTCCTGAACTGTTCGAGGAGATAGGCCCGCAGTGCGAACAGCTTGGCTATTGCCGCGAGGAAAAAGGCTGTGGGAGATTTCCAGGTTTGATTGCACTTGGAGAGGAATACTGGATTGGCCACCCCAATGGGCCTTGGGGTAGGATGGAGGATGAATGACCGAAAAATGCACCATATGCGGGTCCGAAATCCCGAGCAAGGATTACTGGGATACTGGTGCCGTACTAATAACATGGTTCGGCGGGGATGAGGCGTTCGGGACGAAGACGTGCATCCCTGGAAGCACCGTCTCTCATCGCAGATGGCCCAGGGTGTGCAAGGAATGTATGACGAAGGTCGTGGATGTGTTGGAAGGGTGGTGGCGATGAGGGATATGCAACAGCTGTGGGAAGTCAATGTGAGGCTGGCGGATGGACAGGAGCTCGTCAAGGAGTTCTCCACGGGCATCCTTGCGGAGATGTTCGTAAAGGACATCAGGGACTGCAAGCAGAACGTGCTCAGATTCAACGATTCCGAGAAGCCTCCATACATATACATCAACCCCAAACAGGTTACATCAATCAAACTGGAGAGGATAATTTGATTTGCGATGAAGGAGTCGAGATGCCCAGAAGGAGCACCGAGGGAAGCGCGGGATACGATTTCTACGCGCCTCATGACTTCGAACTGAAGCCTGGCGAATGGACCGACATAGACACGGGCGTCAGGTTCGAGGGCAATGAGGAGATGGAGACGTCGATATTCTTCTATCAACCCGACCTTATCGGAGACATGGCCTGGCATGTCGGAGTCTTCGCGGAAAACTGGGTCATGCTCCTGTTCCCGAGGTCGGGCCTCGGCACCAAGTACGGTATGAGGTTCGCCACAACGGTGGGCGTGGTGGATTGTGATTACAGGGATAACATCAGAGCCAAGATGACCTCTGATGTGCCTGTCACCATCCACAAGGGCGAGAGGTTCATGCAGGGGGTCATCGTGCCCTTCGGAAGGCTCCTGGGAGAGGTTCAGCCTACGAAGAAGCGTGAAGGGGGGCACGGGAGCACGGGACTATGACGACGAAATACGATGCGAAGGTGTTCGGGAACCTCGAATCGGACCTGTGCTTGGCATGTCAGGCATTGGCAACGGCTGGGCATCACGCCAGACAGCTTAAGATGACCGAGACTGCCGACTGGCTCCTCAAATACAAGGAGGATGTGATGAGGATTGGGTACGGGCTGTACGACCAAGAGGTCTGGGACACTTACGTGGCGGAATGCAATTGCGTGGAGGAGGCCGAGAAGGATGAGTAAAACATACTATGTAGGCTACCCCTCGCTGGACCATGTGCCGTACCGCATCGGGGAGCCGTTCACCGCCGACACCATCGCCGAGGCGAGGTGGAAGGCCGTGGACGTGCTCCGCGCATCCCCCTACGAGTTCGGATTCCTGTGCATCGTCCACAAGGATTCCGTGGAGTCGAAGGGGACGATATCGGCGAGAGGGTTCTACTCGCCGTGTCTCGTGAAGGACGGGTTCACCGCGCTCGCGTTCGGGATGAAGACATTCGAGGACACGTGGAAGCCCGTGAAATCACCCAACCATTAAATCCGCGTTAGCGATTACATCACGATAGAGGTATCGAAATGACTGAGAAACTGACCATGAAGGCACTCAAAGCCCAGCTCGACGAGCTCGAAGCCAGGATTGATGCCCGCGACCCCGTGACCCCCGATGATGATGGCGTCGTGATTGCGAGCACCGTCGATATCAGCGAGTTCGAGAGGATTCAGACCGCCATCGACGAGATTCGCACGGAGCTGGACTCCTTCAAGGAGGAGGACATCAAGCGTCTCAGGTACATGGAGGAGCTGAAAGCGGCCAGCAACGAGGACATGAAGCGCATCGCCAAGCTGGAGTCGCAGGAAGCATCCATCGCCGAGCTCAGGAAGAAGCTGGAGACCATGTCCGAGGAGCTCGGCGAAGCCAGCACCGTCGTTCAGGGTCTGAGGGCCACCGCCGACACGGACATGGACGCCAAGACCCTTCAGGACAAGAGGATTGCCGAGATGAAGGCTCAGGCCGAACAGCTGTTCTCCCGCATGACCAGGGCGGAAGCCAAAGCCCAGGAGAGCGAGGAGAGGTTCGAGAGGTTTCAGAAGGAGCGCAGGAACGAGGGGCTGTTCGTCGGAATCCTCGCAGCATGTGCCGCAGGGGTCGCACTTGTCATCCTGGCTCTCGCGCTGGCGGGCATGATGTGATGAGAGAAGACCTTCGCAACATCCTCGACGAGCCGAAGCGCATCTGGTGCCGTCTGTTCGGGTCGTACCGCAGGTGGCACAGGATTTACATGGAGTACTGCACCCAGGCCGTGGACGAGGTTGACTTCGCCGCGCTGTCCTCAAGGCTCGTCTCCGAGCTGGTGAGGGACGGCGAGAGACCGTATGTCCTCAAGAAGGTGTCCTCGCTGACCATCTCCCAGCTGGCGCTCTACGAGCATCAGGAGGACTGGGTGGTGTGGAACGCATTCCTGATGGAGCTCCAGGACAATCAGGAGCGGATGACGATTGGGGTGGCTCTGAGACTCATTGTGATGGTCCACGCACTGGATTATAGGAAGAGAGGCTATGCTGAGAAGAAACGGAGCCGTGGTGTTTGAGAAGCCAGGCTCGTACATGATATTCGATGGGGGCCCCGAGCGTGTGGACGTCACGCTGGGCGTGAACATGAAGGGTCTGGAATCCGCGTTCAGGTTCTCCCTGAGCGAGAAGGAGGTCAACGAGCTGTACGGGTTCCTGATGCACCTCAAGGCCCCCGAGGGCAAGAGGAAGGGGTTCGTGCCACCGCATGACGACAAGTCAGTCAAGAGCTTCCTGGAGGGATTCCGATGAAGGTGCTCATAGGCAACGCATACCATGTCCTCCAGAAGATGGAGGAGCAGAGCGTGGACTGCATCGTCACATCCCCGCCATACTGGCAGGTCAGGGACTACGGCACGGAGCCAGTCGTGTGGCCAGGCCAGATGGACTGTTCCATGTTCCATAGGGCTCACGACTGGCGCGAGATTGTCACCCCCGCGAGAGGTGGCGTCGGGAAGAAGTCCTACATCGGAGCGTGCAAGGACGGCGCGACCAACAACCGCGGCCACCCCACCGTGTCCCAGATGTGCAGGACGTGCGGAGCATGGTGCGGTCAGCTCGGGCTGGAGCCGATGGTGGAGGATTACGTGCGCCATCTGTGCATGACGTTCAGCCAGGCATGGGACGTGCTGAAGGACACTGGCTCCCTGTGGGTCAACATCGGCGACACGTTCAGCACCAACGACTCGTGCGGTGTGAAGCGCAAGAGCAGGTGCATGATTCCAGAGCGCTTCGCGCTCCTGATGTGCGAGACGGGATGGATTCTCAGGGACTTCATCGTATGGAAGAAGGGCAACAACCCCATGCCAGAGAACGTCTCGGATAGGTTCACGGCCAAGTCCTACGAGATGTGCTACCGCTTCGTGAAACAGCCGACAGGATATTACTTCAACCAGCTGAAGGAGGGCAACCACAACATGAGGGACGTCTGGGACATCCCGCTGAGGCCGTCGAAGGACGGTCATCCCGCGCCGTTCCCAGCCGAGCTGGTGGAGAGGATGGTAAGGTCCTCATGCCCCCCAGGCGGCACCGTCCTCGACCCGTTCTGCGGGTCTGGCACCACATTGGAGTGGTGTTCGAGGAACGGCTACGAGTGCATCGGCATCGAACTCAATCCAGATTACAAACCGATTATCGAACAGAGAGTGAACACCAATCAGAGGCAGTTGGAGGCATATGATGACCAGAGAGCATTCACAGGCGTATGATTTGAACACGGACGACGGGCTGTCGATGGCAGTCGCCCTGGCGGACAAGAAGAACATCTACGACGAGCACCAGGCCATCTGGTGGAACACGGACACCCCGATTCCACAGGTGAGCCGTCTCCGCAAGGAGAGGAAGTTCAAGATGGCGCTACCCGTCGTGTGGCGCACAGCGCCCGACTACGTGCTCCAGAACCTGTTGGAGGCGCAGGTCAACTGCTGGCACACCTATTCCGTGCTGGAGGGCAAGGACATCAAGGCATACATCACATCCAGGCAGTTCATCATGGACATGCGCAAGCTCATCCCCCCGTTCACGATTTGCAGGGACGGCGAGGTGGCCACGGCCCGCAGGAGGGCGAACATGCTCCTGAGCGACAGGCCAGGGAAGGTGAAGGACACCATCGTGAGCTGGCGCGACGAGCCAGCCGACCTCGTGTTCTCGCCGATAGCCAGCACCAACATCTACGCGAGGGTCATCTGGCTGGACCCCGCACTCAGGGACGCCGACCAGGAGATGCTCGACTGGGTGGTCTACCACGAGATGTGCACCATCGCGGCCATGGCATACACGAAGGGCATCCCCAAGGCGACGATGCTGAAGCTCCTTGAGGACAGGTTCCCCAACAAGGATGCCATCGTGGAGCGCATGGATGTGATGGGGTGGAACCTCCAGTATGACACACGCTACTACCAATCACGCGATAAGAAGGATAAGACCGCTGAGGCTGAGGACTGAGCCGTTCGAGGTGCCACGGCGTCCGTCGTACATCGTGTACGACGATGCCACTGGCATCCGCTACGACATGCTGGAGCGTGAAGGAATGGGACGCAGATATGTCGATAGGGACCCGCGTCAGACGTGGGTGGCGAACATCGCCAAGGTGAGATGGGTCGTGGACGGCGTGCGCGGGAGGCGCATCACGTCTGGGAACATGCTTCAGGCGAGGGACCTTGCAGTGGAAGCCTATGTAAGGATGTGTCATGTGTTCGAGGAGGTGGAGGTCGTCGCAGGCGTCACCGTCTCCCCCACATACACCCTGGACAAGGATGCGAGGTGCTACACCCTCGGGACGCTGATTTCGATATACGGCTCGGAGACCGTGCCCGTGAAGGGCTTCACGATAGCGAAGGACTTCATCACAGTGACGACGGATACGTTCGTCATCATGTTCCCCGTGGCGTTCACCGAGGCCGAATGGAGGGAGCTGGAGCAGTTCGAGAGAATCACTGAGGGCGTGGACCCCATAGGGGATGGTTCCGATGCCCCGTGACGAGGTCAGGGCGAGCCTCCGTAAGATTTGGGGCGGGATGAAGAAGCGGTGCTACGACAAGACCTCCAAGGACTACAAGAACTACGGCGCCAAGGGCGTGAGGATATGCGACGAGTGGCTCAACGACTTCGAGACGTTCTACCACTGGTCGCTGGCCCACGGATACAAGAGGGGATTGTCGATAGACAGGATTTGCAACTCAAGGGGATATAGCCCAGGGAACTGCCGTTGGGTCACGAAGAGGGCGCAGGGATTCAACAAGTCCACGAACACCCGTCTGGAGGCCAACGGCAAGGTCCTGACGCTCAAGGAATGGTCCATGAGGACTGGCATCAGGGAGGACACCCTGATACGCAGATTGGAAGCGGGCTGGACCCCTGAGGACGCCGTATCCAAGCCAGTGCGGAAGTACCGCAAATGACCTTCCGAAAACCTTTTAATATCTTATTCTCATTACGTTTTGTAAAACATCCTTAACACATGAGAGGAGAGAAAATGTACGTATTCGAAGGTTCGGACAAGTGCAGGATGACCGTCAGGACAGCGCAGGGAGCGCACGCGGATTCGCTCGACAAGGTATCGCTGGTGCTGGACAAGGGCATCGAGCGCGACGAACTGCTGTTGAGCGAACACCAGACACTGAGGCTCATGGCGATGCTGGATGACAGCAACGACTTCGGCCTGTACATGTTCGAAGATGTCGGGAACGGGCAGAGGTTCATCTGCACGAGAGCGTTCGGCGGTTTCGTGATATGGCTGCTGGATACCAGCTCGACCTACCTCGAAAGGAGCTCGTTCGACAGCAGGAGGGGTCTGGTCCTCGACAGCAAGGGCGAAATCGAGCCCCACGGGACATTGGCATTGTACCTGGAGAGCAGGAGGGGACTGACCCTCGACAGCAAGGATGAGCCCGAGCTCCGCAAGGCCCTGGCACAGTGCCTGGAGAAGGCGAACGCCAATACGGGTGTGACGGAACTGCATCATATGGAATGCGCCCTGGACAGGATACACAGCGAGCTCCTGGCGGTCATGAACAACAGGAGGGCGTACCTCAAGATGCAGGGGCGTCCCGCGACGGACCCGTTCTACGAGCGGGTGAGGACGATGCGTGCCGAGGTGAGGGAGCTCAGGGCACAGGTCATCCAGGCGCTGTCGGAGCGTGGCGCGGATGAATGACCCGACCGTCATGTTCGCCATGATGGGCATGTCCATCGTCTGCGCTCTGCTCACGGGAATCATAGGACATATCCTCGCGTATGAGGCGTACAAGGACAAGTGCTTTCAGGAGTATCCTTCGAGGCCCAGCTCCTATGGCAAGACGGACGAGCAGTACGGGGCCGCCATGAGGGCATACGACGAGGAGATTGACAGGATAATGAATGCGAACTCCAATCGCAGGGAATACGATGCGATGGTGTCGAACGTCTTGCGTGCATCGACGGTCGCCATGTTGGTCTCATGGGTGCTCGCCATGGTGCTCGGCGCGTTCATCTGAAAAAGGTTTTACAGGGGGCCGAAGCCCCCTTCTTCACATCATCCGAGGATACGGATGGTGAAGGTCTCCTCGGCGCTGGGTGCGGGACTCATGGTGACAACCACATGAGTGGTCGTGCACTGCACGTCGGCGAAGACGACGTTGCCCGATTTGTCAAGGATTGTGACGGATGAGGGCAGGTTCCCGTCGAAGGAGACGGGGATGGTCTTGGTCGGTGTGGCTCCATCGCCAGTCCATGTCTCGGAGACGACGGAGATGCTGTGCGAGGGAACGGTCCTGAACTCGAATCCGTCAGCGTTGGCGTTGACCACAAGGGCCTGTCCAGCGGTACCTGCGGAGGGCAGGACGGGAATCATGCCCGTGCCGTTTCCAGTGGGGAGCTGGGCCAGAGGCACTTTGCCAGATACGAGCTGGGCGACATCGGTTCCGAGCCTGCCGACTGCTACGTATTTGGTGGACAGGTCGGGGATGTCGCCAGCCTCAAGGTCGGCACCCTCTCTGACCAGTCCCTTCGCATCGTAGGTGATTTTGGTGTGCGTTCCAGCCGTGATGGCTTCGTTGGCGACGACCGCCGCAGATGCGATTGCGCTGACAACCGCGATGGCGTCAGAGACGGTCTTCGCGGATGGATAGTGGGTGGTGTCGGCACTGTCAAGGGTCTGGACCATGTTGGCGGTGGTCTGGTAGCCAGAGAGGTCCATGATTCCAGTCAGGGGCTCCCAGTTTCCAGTTCCAGCACCAGTGGACTCGAATGCCCAGTTGGTCCCCTCGGGATAGGTTGCTCCGCCGAATGACCTGGAGTCTGTCAGGTTGTAGACGTCTCCAGACTGGGCTGTGGCTTTGTACTCGTCCAGTTGGGCGGATGTGGCGCTGCCCTTGAATTTGTACAGGGTCGAGATGTCGAACGCCTCGAATCCTCCTGTGGAGGAGTTGTATTTGATACCCTGGCCGTTCTGGATGGTTCCCTTCAGCAGGGGGATGAGGTCGGTGCCCGCTCCAGTGGGAATCTGGGCGACGGCGAGCTTTCCAGAGCCGTCCAGTCCCGCGTATCCGTTGGGCTGGTCCTTCTCGTCAGCGAGCTGGTACTCGCCAGATGCGGAGGTTGTCAGCTTGATGTACGACGTACCGTTGTAGACGTACAGCGCGTTCTCGGTGGTCAGATAGATGAGTCTACCCGCTGTGCCTGTGCCAGGCTTGGAAGCCTGCTTATCGACGACGAAATCTTTGATTTCGTTGCCGTTCATGTCGAGTTCTTGTCTAAATTCTGCCATTTTCACATCTCCTTCAAAGGATTATGGCTGTACCAGAGATGGGTTCCGAGAAGCTGATGGTCACGGTGTTCATGTCCTCGCTCCAGGATGCCGTGCCGAACACCTGCACCCCGTCGGAGGTCATGGTCTGGACCATCACATACTTCCCGAGGCCGTGGTTCACGACCCATGTATCGCTGTCCGAGAAGCCGTAGATGTGGGAATCCATGCTCCCGTTCGCATAGCCGATGATGGCCGTACCCTGCACGGGCTCGGTGAACCTCACGGTCACACTGTCGAGAGAATCCAAATCCCATTCCACGGTCCCGAACACCTGCACCCCGTCGGTCGTCATCGTCTGCACGGTGACGAGCTTGCCGAGACCGTGGTTCACGACCCATGCGTCGCTCGCCTCGGACGAGAAGTCGAAGGTCAGGGTGTCTGCAGCACCTCCTGACCCAATCTCGACCCATTCGGTACCGTTGTGCACATACACCGAGCCCTCGCTGTAGGCTAACTGCCCTTCACGGCCCTCCGAGTCCACGAGCCTTGTGAGCTTGTGGAGCACGAAGTTGATGGCCTGGTTGAAATGGAAGTTCAGCGGTTTCCAGAATCCCGTTATCCCTACCATTCCAATCACCTCAGGTAAGCGACCCCAGTGACAGGCTCGCTGAACTGGATGGTCACGGAGTTCAGAGTGGTCATATCCTGCTTGACATAGCCGCTCATCTCCTCACCGTCCAATGTCATCGTGTACACTGCGACTACACGATTCAATCCGTGGTTTATAACCCAATTGTCCGAGGGAGTGCTCTGAGTGAACGTGAATCCCTCCACCGTGGAGGAGGGGATGCAGGGTGCCAGGCACAGCACGATGCTGTCCTGCTCGGGGGGATAGGCGAAGTCCACACGCACCTGCGACGGGCTTATCGCGGTGACGTCGGAGTACACCAGCATGCCGTCGGCGACCATCCTGAACTGCGCGATGACGTTGTACGTACCCCAGTTATGCTCGACGATGAACGATGTGTCCGTGCCGTTGCCGAGCGTGGTGACGATGGCATCGGGGGACGCGATGTATGACATGATGAACACGACGATGCCCTTGGAGGCGGGAGCGTGCCTGAACGAGACCTTCACCCTGTCCTCGTCCAGCACCTGCACCGTGGAGCGCACATATTCCCTTGAGTCGGAGGTCCTGAGCTCCACCTTCACGTTCTCGGTGGCCAGAGGATGCTCTATGACGAACTCCGTATTGGTGCCGTCCCCGATGACGGCCATGTAGGTGCTCCCGACGGCTGAGCCAGAGCCCCCTCCAGAGCCCCCGCTGGATGTGATGGGGGTCCACCACAGGTCGTCCACGCCAGGGATGTTGCCGACGTTGCCGTTGGCGGTGCTGATGTAGACGGTGCCCTCGTATATGACCGTGGACTGGTACAGGTACTCGACGGAATCGGACCACTCGGGGATGGCCATTTCGATGTCCGTCTTCTGGGAGAGCGCATCGAGGACCAGCCTCTCGGAGGGCGCCTTGTCCGTCGCAGGGACAGGGGACCACGAGTCGATGACCTGCGACTGGGCCTGCTCCTGCGTCTCCTCGATGATGGATTTCACGAGGGCCTCGGAGGGGACCTGCGTTGCCGACGGGGTGTCGTTCCATTCATCTATCACATCGGCCTTGTCGAACTTCTTGTCGAGTTCCGACGAGAGCAGTGCCGAGGAAGGGATGGTGTACGCCGTGGGACTGTCGAGGTTGGTTGCGACCTGGGCCAGGTCCAGAATCCTTATCCATGCAGTGGAACCCATCTGAGGCTCGACCCCCTGCGAGGCGGACGCGGCACGGTAGACGACGTTCCTCCAAGTGACCAGCGCACCTGCCTCGTATGCCGTGGTCGGCACCCAGTCGGGGATGGGGCGCACCTTGTCTGATTTCTGCATCAGGGCGTTGTATGTCAGGAGTGCAGAAGGGATGTTCTCCTGGGTGGCCTGGAGGGCGCCGTCCTGCGCGAGCCATGCCTGGATGATGGGGAGGTACTCGGGCTCGATGGTGCCGTCCTCGGAGAGCACTGGCACATCCAGTTCGAGGGTCTGGTCGTTGTCGCCGTAGTAGGTGTGGAACACCATCTCCAGCCTGCGCGTGTCCTCGTTGTACTGGGCCTTGACTGGAACCAGTATCCCGTAGTCCATGAACACGTCCATCAATCCCATGAGGTTAGGCTCGGTGGTCGGCAGGGGAGGGCATCCAGGGTCGCATCTCCTCTTGCCGACGATGGAGGGTCTGAACGCTATACCAGTGATGCTGGATAATTCGTAATCGGTGGAGTCCAGCTTGGGAACGTCCGTCTCGTCATCGACGGTGACGTTGGGTTTCACGAGGAAGAGCTGGAACTCCACCCTGGCCTGCTTAATCCTCGATGTGAGGTCCCAGGGGAGGTCGAAGCGGTATCCGTCGAACTTGGATGCGCTGTTGGGTCCGTAGACCATCGGATTGCCGTCAGGACCGATGACATTGAACACGATGTACGGTGTGAACCCGTACATCTCAAGGTACCCGATGGGGTCGTAGTCGAAATGCAGTCTCGTCGAACCCGCGTCGCACTGCTGGCCAGCGTACCGCTGGGAGCGGTCCTGCAGCGTGCGGGTCTGCGAGAGATAGCGGAAGTGGATGTCCGTCATGAATGACCATCGGGGCCGTGGTTCATAAGCTTGTCCGTTTCGCTGAAATTAAATATGCGAAAGGAGTTCCATACATCATGACCGATGACAAGGTGAGGGATGACACGATAGACCTGAGTCTGTTCGAGGGCGCCATAAGACATGTGATTCAAGCAGAGACGGGGATGACCGACGAGGAGTATGACAAGGCGTTCGAGGAATGGAACGAGGCCCGCATGAGGATATACCATGACGAGCCCAGGAAGAGCGTGTTCGAAGGTCTCGGGAGGGTCGTGTCGCTGAATGATGAATGAGGGGCCTGAGGCCCCGAAGAGGGGATAAGTGGTTTCTGTTCGGTGTTGTGTGGTTCTCAGCGTGGTTCCTGGTGTTCCTGGGGCTGTGCTTCCTCGGATGAGTAGCTGATGGGTCCGAATCCGTCATGCGTCTTCCTGACCCTTGAGGGGTGGAGTGCGGAGATGTAGTTCTCTATCATCTCCAGCAGTTCCTCCACACCCTGGTGGCTGAGAGTGAGCTCCCACTCGTCGGTCCAGTCGTGTGTCACCGAGAGTGTGACTATCGTGCTCACTCCGTCACCTCTTCCCAGTCGTCCGCGAGCATGTCTGTCTGGGATGCGAGCCAGGGGACCAGGTCCCTCGGCGCATCGGGATTGTCCGATTGAAGCCCTGTGGTGTCGATGTAGATATAAGGGTGTGTCATCTTACTGCATTCGTCGGGAACCTGAAGCTGGATGAATATCCCCTTGCCGTTCCATCCCTTGCGTGCGAACCTCTTGGAAGGGTTCGATTTCATCTCCTTGATTACGTCTCCGAAATCCATGAAAGTACATCATGTAAGGAGTATATAAGAGGCACCCACACAATATTAAATAATAAAAAGAATATATTAGTTTCATGAATCAATATCCATACATTGAGGAATGGCTTGACACGCTGAAGGCATCTGGACGCAAGGAAATCACCCTCAAGACCTACCGCAAGGATGTGATTCAGTGCCTGAGCACCCTGGAGAAGGACGGCAGGCCGACATCGCCTTATGAGATACGCCCCGAGGACTTCGTGTATCTCAGGAACAACCTGCCTCAGAAGGAGGAGACCCGCAGAAGCTACATGAGGGTGCTGGCCCTGCGGATTGTCCATTACACTGGGAAGGACCCGATGAAGTCCGCGAACCTCCTGTTCAACAGGGAACAGAGGAACCGCGTCTTCATCAACGATGCGGACTATCAGAAGCTCTATGAGAACGCGAATCCGACGATGAGGATGGTGATAATCCTTGGTGGCATGATGGGGCTCAGAAGGGCCGAGATTTGCAGCATCAGGGACGAGGACATCAGAGGGAACTTCCTGACAGTAAGGGGCAAGGGCCATGGGAACGGCTTCGTGGTGAAGCTCAGGATTCCCGACCTGGTGCAGGAGGAGATTGTAAGGTACAGACAGTGGAAGGCCACCAAGCCCAGCTCAGGCGACGGATATCTGATTCAGAACGGCAATCCGCTGAGCAAGGCTTCGATTTCAGCCATGAGCAACCGCTTCAGGACGTTCGCCAACAAGGTGGAGGTCAACGCGACCGTCCATTCTCTGAGGAGATACTACGCGATGACGCTTTATGATGAGACCCAGTGCGACATCATCACCGTGGCGAAGCTCATGCGCCATGCCGATGTGTCCACGACGAGCAGATGCTACCTCAGCGCCAGCGACACCAAGGAGCGCGAAGCGATATCGAGGATGAACGACCACGTTTCGAACTTTCTTGGCCAAGACCTGGTGTCAGGAACAGCTTCACCCATGCCAGGTCCCGATTCAATGTGCCGAAGCGGTCGAAATGCACCGCATCGGCTGAAATGATGCGCCTGTGGACCGCCCAGATGCGGCCTTCGGCATAGATGGGATTGGGCGTGATGCTGAGTGTCCCAGCATCATGCTCGACCCTGTACCTTGCAAGATAAACGTCTTTCAATCCCTTATCGAGAAGCGACATTCCAGCCCCCTGGCACGCACCACAAGGGAATCCTCGACAATCTCCGCCGAATCCACCTCCTTGACGGTCATGACGTCGAAGAGGCTCCATCTGTCCCCCCATGATGCCTTCATCGTCATGAGCGATTTATCTCCGCAGATGTTCTGGAGCATGCTGACCTTCATCAGACCGTCCTCAGCGGATGCCGTTCCAGTGGCCTTGGTGCCGCGCAGGTTCTCGAACAGACTGACAATCAGGTTCGCACTCCCACGGGAAATCGAATAGTCTATAGGTTTCTCGTCCATCGCTTCCAGATACCTTTTGACCTATATAAGGGGCATTCTCCAATAACATTCTTACCCTTAACAAAGCCGATGGAACGGGGGTTGATATCCCTTTACCTGAAAGTGAATCTGTTGTAATAAATACAGAAATAAATGTAACACCAAAGTCATCATGGAAAGTTACTTCTAATTCTGGATTTGATATGATTGGATTTAGTAAAATAGAAAATTGTAATTTGATAAGTAATACAATTAGTCTTAAGTCAAATTTGTTGTATGCGCCAAAGTATAACATTTATAAAAATGCTTTTACAGGTGTATATTATGAGGGCGTTGATTTAAGTTGGACTGATGATAATCTAATCAATTTGGATGATGGGGATTATAATATATACTATGCGATAATTTTTGTTGATGATGGTATAAATGTCCAAGGAGTTTCCACCAGTACAACATTTACTAAAACTGGAAACACCATGAGATACAAATCCTTACAACTGAAAGGTTCAAACGATGCAAGCCCGTATATCATGCATATTTATGGAATAGAAAAGCTATAAAGTGATAACATGACAAGAAACTATCCATTCAATCTAAACGAGCGTCTCCCTTGCATAGATTGAATGGAGTGATGGGCATTCTGCAATGGGTGTTTGTGTAGTACATCCAAGACGTGTAGCTAGTCAAACAGCAATGTATTGTATTTGTGTTGGGATAATTGCATATGATGAATCTCAATGGGCAATCATCGGCGGGGGCATGGATGAAAATGGAGATTATACATCTAAAGGATATTTTGGATATACTAAATCAAACACACAATATGACGTGGGTTCAGCAGTTGTTTTTTAAAATACAATCATACACTTGGTGCTATCTAAAAGCCACCCATTAGCAAGATGCGGGTATCTATATGAACCACTGACATAAATCAGATATCCATATATATCTCCATTAGAATTTATAATGCCCATCGCTAACGCAACATCATCTGAATGATAGCCAATCCCTATCGCAGAATGCCCATAATTATGCCCATCTAAATACGGTGGAAATTGGCTGTGCTCCTGAATATGCATAGGATGAGTCAAATTGTACTGTGACTTTTGGCTTAGAATAATACTCGGAAACAGATACAGTTACCTCAAGTTCTGTATATAATGAGCTATTTCTAAAAAAAGCAGTAGTTGTTTGAGGAAATAAATCCATATTTATTGAATCAACTGGTGCATACCTTGAATCATATGTATGAGATATATAATCACTCTGGCTAACTACAAATTCAACAAATGCACACCAGATTTCCTCTGATTCACCACATTTGAATAAACAATCTAAAGCACTGCCAGTAGATACAAATCCAATACATGTTGGATTTGAATATAGTCCTTCAAAAGGGATATCGACCTGAGTTCCATCCTGTTTTGTAAGACTGAGTACATTATCAGAGAATGCCCCTCCTGTTATCTCCGTACCCGCATCCGCCTTCCCAGCGAGACCGCTGGTGAGGGCGCTCTGAGTGGCATAAGTGGATGCCGCACTCGAAGATGTGAGGTAAGTCGATGCGATGTTTTTCCCAGAACCGTCCGCCACGGCACGGGCCGCGGTTATGGCGGTGGGTCCGATGGAGAGTGCACCCGCTGTGCGGTTGAGAGTGAGTGACAGATTGCCCGAGGAGTCCGTGGACAGGGTTCCGCTCGTGACGTTGCCGTTCAGGGCGCTCTGGGCGTTGGAAACGGCTGTTGCGAGCTGCCCGACCTGGGCCACGGTCATGAGACCTGGCTGGCCAGATGTGGCCTCCTGGAGCCCGACACCGTTGATTGTGATGCCCGTGGTGCTCTGCACGGGCGTGACCATCGCGTTCACCTGAGCTTTGGTGTAGTAATCGGAGAGGTCCACTGCGGTGGAGCCGATGAGCTCCCACTGGTTGTTCACATAGATGTACTCGCTGTACGAGTTGCCAGAGCCACCACCGCTCGGGGTGAGATAAATCGTGGTGGTGCTGATGCCCGAGCCAGGCAGGGACTGGACCACCTGGATGGAGAACTTCGGGATGGCGGAAATCATGTTGGAGATTTCCGTCTTCGTGTACGTCTCGTCCTTCGTGTAGTAGTTCACGAGGTCCGAGACGGCGTTGGTGATGAATCCCGAGTCGTTCGTGAGCTGGGAGATGAGCGTCGGGATGTCTGAATGGTCAGCCTTGCCATCAATCTGGTCCTGAATCGCGGATGTGACCCCTGACAGATACGACAACTCCACAACGGTGACGTTGGAGACCTCCACCTCGCCATTGGTCGAGGTCTGGAGGGCCCTGGACGCTGCCAAGGTCCCCGAGGAGGGCGCAGCACCGATATCCGTTGCTGAAAGGGTTATGTCGCTGGTGAGCGCCTTGCCGTTGATGGTCCTGCTCGTCGGAACCTTGCCGTCGAGCTGGGCCTGGAGCCCAGAGGTCACACCTGAGAGATATCCGAGCTCGGCAGAGGTCACACCCGCTGCGATGACCTTGCCCGACGCATCGGTGATTACCGCTCTGTCCGCCGTGCCGAGCTCAAGACCCTGCGCGAGGACTGCGGTCTTCTCCCACTTGTACGATGCGCCACTCTGAACGCATGTGTAGAGGCATCCTGTCTCGTAGGTCCCAGTGGTTCCCGCGTAGAAGACGGTGCATCCGACGTTATAGATGGATGCGGCGGGCATGGTTGTCACTGTACCTATGAGCGCACCCTGTGCCGCGGTATCGGCGCGGGTGCTGATGTCCACACTGTTCAGAAAGCGGGTCATGTGCCTCAATATATTCAGGCTGGGTTATAAACCTTTCATTGGGGACGAATCAGGAGAGGGATTTGCAAACAGAGGGGGCATTCTCTAACGGTATAATCACCCTCACCAAAGCCCTAGGCAACATCTCCATCTCGGGCATCCCCACAGAGTCGGATATGCAATCCATTGCCGAAGAGGTGGTGTCCTCCTCAGGGGGCGGAGGAGCCTACATCACAAGCGGTTTCAGTAACTATGTTGGGCATTCTGCGATAGGGTTTGGAGATGGAGACATAGATACTGACAATTTTTATGAGGGCATCGGAATCGGAGTAATTTCATCGAGGTACATCCGTGGAAGTACATACACTATAATTGATGGTACAATCTATGGAAAAGAAATGAATGCTATACAAGGTTGGAAAATTCAAACAGGATATATCACAGGATTAGTATGTGCACTTGTATTTTAAAATACAATTGCCCATCAAAGTAAACTGATTGGAAATATCATGCATATTGGAGTAGATGAATTTCCCTTTGTAGATATTAAATCATAGGTGGATGCAATATATGAACTACCTCCAGAATATGAGCAAATATAATTCGAGGGAATTTCAGAAATAGGTATTCTGAATGTGCCGTCGCCCCACCAGAATATGACAAATGAGAAGGACTGAGCAAGTACAGCATATATGCCCTGTAAGACAGATATCACACCAGAATCATTAGTTCCATCATGACTTTTTCCATACGCCCTCCCGCTAGGGTCACTAGAGAACGGACCTCCGTTATCCCGTTGAAGATAGAGTGGCGCAGAATTCTCATGTAAATGGTACATCACACTGTCCAGCTCTATTATGCAAGGTTTCGACGTTACAGTTGTACTGATAGTTACACAATCTACATTTGTATCGCGGTCTCCTTCAAAGTTGAATCCAGGCCTATTATATGGACAATAAACCTCTAAAGATTTCATGGATGAAGCGCCCTCAAAAGGGATATCGACCGTGCTTCCGTCCTGTTTATTGAGGCTTAAGGTATTGTTGGAGAATGCCCCTCATGCGAGGGGCTAAGGAGTTTATTCCGCACGGATGACGGTGCGGGCGGTCCTGTAGACCGAGGAGTTGATGGGGAGGTCGGCTTGGTCGGAGAACGTATCGACGGCGAGGCCATTGCAGTCGTAGACTACATAGGTTCCATCGCCTTTGAGCAACACTCTGACTCCGACACGGGTGTTGGACTCGGCGTTGGCGAACACGACATCCCCTGCATACGAGGCGTATGTACCATCCTGGATATGGATGGTGGACATCATGAAGTTGGTCTCGCCGAACCTTCCCTTGGACCACACCTCCACATCGAACTGCTCTGCGATTTCCCAGTACGGCTCGGCGGTGTCGGAGCCAGCATGGAAGGTCACGAGCGTCTCCAGGAGGTTCTCTGAGCGGTCCCTGACCAGCCTGTATGTATTTTGGGAGGAGAGGAGCTCGATTGGGTCCAGCTCGATGTCATCGCCGTGAGTATTCAGTCTGATGGAGAGTGTACCATTCGTCACATAGCCCGTTCCGCCCGTCACGGAGCCCCTGTATAGCCAATCCACATACGTGGAGGTCATGAGACCCGTCTGCTCGCTGGAAGCGCTCTGGAGGGCGGTTCCATTGATTCTTATGCCCGTCGAGTCCTGGACGATGTCGGGCTCGGCAGTCGTCAGTCCAAGGTACACCCATACGAAGTCCGACCAGACATACTGCTCGTATTGACCGTCCTTGGGGATGATGTAGATGTATCCCGCCTCGCCCGTCGAAGGCAGGGCATCGACGGCCTTATACTGGGGGATGGACACGGTGGAATAGAGGCTGTTGACCTCGGTCTTGGTGTATGTGTCATCCTTGAGGTAGTAGTTCCTCAAGGACTGCGTGTCGGCGGTCACGAATCCTGCGTCATTGACCATCTGGGACAGCTTCGAGGGAATCGGAGTGCCAGACGACATCGCTCCGACGTCCTCGGCGGTCAGTTCCACGTTCTCGGTGAGCGGATGACCGTTGATTTCCGTGAGGGTGTCCACCTTGTCATCTAGCTGGTCCTGGATGGGCGATTTCAGCCCCTTCAGTGAGGCCAGTTCGGAGGACGTGACCGCCGAGACCGAGATGTTCCCGTTCGCGTCGCTTATCAGCGTCCTCTGAGGAACCAGTTTGCTCTTGGTGACGGTCATGGCGGCTCCCAGGACCGTGGGCTCCTTGCCGTCGAGCTGGTTCTGCACGCTGGAACGCACGCCAGACAGCGAGTTCAGCTCGGTGACGGAAATCTGCGACGATACGAGATTCCCGTCAGCGTCCGATTCAGCTACCCTGAGCGGTGTGAGCGTGTACGGGGGCTTGAGGTTCCTGAGATTCCACTGCCATGTGCCATCCGTGTTCATCTGGCACACATAGAACGCATACTGCTGATATGCACCAGTGTAGCCGACGTAGAGCACCAGCCTGCCCTCCAGCTCGGCGGATGCGGCGGGCATCTTAGTGACGACGCCCAGGAACTCGCCCTGGAACGACGAGGATGCCACTCCGTCCACTTTCGTGTCATTCAAATCCGTGAATTGGACCATGATATCGGAAGGTCATCGGCCCGTGGCTATTTAAGGCTCTCAACCCAGAAGGGGCAATTGTATTTTAAAACACAATTGCAGCACCTGGGTCATGTTGAGAACCTTCTTGTAGATATCCGAAATAAATACTGGTGTATAAACTAATATTTCCAGATGAAGTCTGAAATCCAATCCCCTTTCCTTGAATACACCACTGAGATGTATCCTGAGCAATCACACCTATCCCTAAACAATATGACACACGTGCTCCGTGCGCAGGTCTTGGATTATGCACACCATATCCTATCGCAGAATGCCCATCAGGAAGCACCTAATACTACAAATTCAATCTCAGGAAGTTCATCGTGAAAAACATATTCCCCTGAATCTTTAGATGTTTCATGATTATTTGCATATATTGATTGTATTTCCAAATTAGAACTTGATTTTGATGCGGGGTCAAAATCTATTGTAAAATAGAACCACATTCCCATCATCCCTATATTTGAACGAAATCCTCCAACGCAGCTTAGTTTCATTGGTTCATTCATGAAATAGGGGGATGAGACTCCCTGAATTTACTTCAGATACGAAATCATCATAGAGTTGAGATACACTTGTTGATGAACAAGAAGATATGTTGACACTTGTTCTAGAATATGATATAGTATACCCCGTAATTGCACGACTTGAATTAGATGATGGGACGTATCCGATTCCATTTTCAATTGCAAAATACCCATTCAAACGATATGATTGTGAATAGGGACGTCCGTAATATGGTCTTCCTGATAATTTGCCACCCTCATATAGAGGAGAGGGTAAGGTATATGAAGAGATGTATTCATCCATCGTTCCATTATACATCATTTTACAAAATCCTGATAACCCTTCAAAAGGGATATCGACGCTCCCGCCACCCTGTTTTGTCAAGGTAAGAGTGTTGTTGGAGAATGCCCCTTATATACTACTTACATAATACATCCATACCAGTGATGCTATGAGATTCATGTTCAAGACGCCAGACAGCAAGCCCATCATGACCCGCAGCGAGTTCGTCAGAAGGGCGGAATGCGACGATTACAGATGCCCCATCTGTGGGAGATTCGAGGATAGATACCTAAAGCCAGGTGTGATGTTCAACGACACCGAGAACGATGCCTGGGGCGTGTGGTGCGACTGCGGCTGGTTCCTGGCCGATGCGACGCAGGGCGAGGGCCTCAACGAAGCCAGATGGGCATTCACACGCACCGCATGCGATGCGCTCGGCTGGAAGCGGTGGCCCACGGACACGCACATGGCCATCGTGGGAAAGGAGATGGCAGAGCTGGTCGCGTTCAATGAATCTGCGGAGGCGGACGAATGAGCAGCCCGTGCGAGGATATAGAGGAATGCGCGGAATTGATGAAGAGGATGGAGGAGCTCGAATCGAAGATATCCGAGTACCCGCTCGCAATCAGGGCCCAGGCCCGCTACGGCATCAGGCTCGACCCCTGTCCTGTATGCGGGAAGATGCCCGAGATGGTGGACTTGTTCAGCTCCATCTGCGTGATGTGCAGGGATTGCCGTATAAGCTTCAAAGCCAGCATGTTCCTGACGACGCCTAAGAAGGTCGCCATAGAGGAATGGAACCTCATGGTGGCCCAGATGAAGGAAGGAGATTCGATATCATGAGAAGTACGGGAAGAGACATCAAGAAATGCAAGGAACTGATTGAGAGGAAGAAGAAGCTCGAATGGGAAATCATGGAGTTCCCACTCGCAATCAAGGCGCAGGCCCGCTACGGTGTGCTGGAGCCCTGTCCCCTGTGCGGCGGGGAACCCGACATGGAGGACAGGCTCGGGCTCATCCGCGTGGTGTGCAGGACCTGCAACATAGAGTTCAGAGTAAGCAGGGCCATCACGACACCTATGAAGGCCGCCATAGATGGGTGGAACCGCACCGCGGCTGATATGGGAGTATATGAGGGGTGATGTCTATGACGCAGAGAATCAATCTGTCATTCGATGAATACGATAGGCTACAAGCATTCATTAGAAAAGGGGTGTCCGCAATCAGGAACAGCGATGATGCAAGCCTCGAACTCACCGAGACGTTCACATCGGTGGATGGTACCGAATTGACGATTTCATTCCGCCATCTGAACCATTATCTCAGCAGGGTACCTGCAATGGATTTCTGCATGACCAGAGGGCCCGAGGAAGAGGAGACCTGCTACACGAATGCCACCTGGAAGGAGATACGCACACACATCAGAATCGAGGACGATGAGTGCTTCTATCCCTCGGTAGAGGTCTATAGGGAAGGGGACTGCCTCCTCACCGATAAGCTTCCCAGAATCACGATACATGTGTACAAACATGTCAAGTCATGGGATATATCCCCAGAGGATTGTCATACACACATAATGGAGGACAGATTCGACCTGTGCCCCGACACCCAGGCGGTGCTCATCCAATGCGCGCAGCAGGAGATGCGCCAGATGTTCCTCAAAGGCCACATGGATGAGTGCAAGTACCTCGGCGCCGTTCTCGCCCTGCTGATGGACCATGTGAGCATAGATAGGAGGAATGGGGGCGACGCCATGGATGTCGTGTATGGATTCAGCATGATGAAGGAGCGCATTCCGCAGGACCTGTGGCCTCTCGTAATCAAACTCTCGAACGTCCTCGGCGATGCGGAGGCTGTTACTGTGGAAGTCTCCCTCCAGTCGGCATAAGGCCGAATCGCAAAAAAAAGGGTTTCAGGAGGGCCGAGGCCCTCCTCTCATCATCATGCCTCGTCGGCGATGTTGATGATTTTTCCGTGCTGGATGAAGGAGTCAATCCTGACCTCCATGTTGGAGGTCATGACGTTGACCTCCTGGAGTATGCCAGTGATTGCGGGGTTGTCGCAGTTGTAGAGCTGGACAGGGGTGAGCATGGACATCCACAGGTGGTCCAGGTCGTAGAGGCTGACGTCACCAGACTTGACGGAGGACACCTTCTTGGTGGTGTAGTCGAAGTTGATGTTTCCGTCCTGGATGATGGGAATGTTCTGGAAGCTGTTCAGGAGCATACCAGCGTCACGTCCAGGGATGGTCTTGACACCGTTGAAGCTCTTCTGGACATACACGGTGTCCAGCAGGACGTTGTTGGCCAGCATGAGGGATGCGAGCCTGTCCTGGGTGATGTTGCCCATCGCCCACATCTTGTTGTTAGGCGCAGCCGAATTGGCCCAGTTGACGGAGCACTTCCTCCAGAGCTCCTTCATCATCTGGATGGTCAGGACGCCATTCTCGGCATCGACGAGCTGGGAGTCGAAGTTGGACACTCCAGAGCTCCTCCAGTCGTACAGGTCTCCCCTGGATGCGGAGAGACCGCCGTAGGGCGAGGCCATTCCAGCGGTGATGGTGACACCGTTCTCGACCTTTCCGATTTCGTCGTGGGAGGATATGACCCTTCCGAGCCTCTCAAGGGAGGTCTCCCTTCCATCGGTGAGGGGCATGCCTCCGCTGATGGGGGCGAGGATGGTCTGGTCGGCCAGGTTGGAGTAGTTGGCGGCCATCTTGTCCATGTAGTCACGGTACGCGATGGTGTCATCCTTGTTCTCCAGACCCTGGAGGACGAATCCGTAGTTGAACTTGAAGGGCAGAGATTTGATGGGTTCCCTTATCTCCTCGACGGGCATCTTGACGGACTTGGGAACCACTCCGTCCTGGACGGTTCCAGCTCCGAGACCGACGAAGTTGCCGTTGTCATCAAGACCATACGAAGCCAGCTCGGGGGCGATACGGACACCCTCGTGGTTGTACGGCCTCGCTCCGAGTGCCGTGAAGATGTTGTCGGACATGAACATGCCCGCCGTAATCTGCTTCCCGTAGATGGCGTTGAAGTATCCGTTGTCGCCGTAGACGGCGGCTCCAGCGCTCTTGGCCATGGCGTCGTTGTACAGGGTGTCGTAGAAGTCGTCCATCATCCTGTACATGCCCTCTCCAGTCTCGTCATAGTTGGCGAAGTATTTGGAGCCGTGGCCAGTGTACATCCCATTGCGGATAGCCGCGGTGGGAATCATCGTGTCGTTTCCGAATGCAACCATGTAATCACCTGGTTCTGGGCCTTAGAAGCGGCCCCTTGCTTTAAATAGATTATATCTTTCCCAGTCAGCCTTCGTGACCTCGTGCGGGTCAACGCCAGGACCCATCCTGACGCGCTCCTGCTGGGCGCTCTTGTGGAGTGTCGGCGCACCGAACTCTGGCGTGGTGACATCACCGTTCGCGCTGGAGATGGCGTCGGGCCTGCTGTTGTTGTAGGACTTGTTCATCATGTCCCTTATGGACGGGATGGACTTTCCAGGGATGCTCTTGCTGAGCGCTCCGTCGCACTCCCCCTGCTGTGTGATGGTTCCAGCGTCGCTCTTCTCAAGGGACGACTCGGAGCCAGGGTCGATGACGGGCTTCACACCAGTCGATGCTGAGCCAGTCACGGACATGTCCGTTCCAGGCTCGGGGACGTCGGGGGCGTTCTCGCTGGCAGTGCCAGACACGGATTTGTCCTCCCCGACCTCGGGGACATCGGGCATGTTGGGGTCTGCGGACTTGTGCATGTCCTCCATCTTGTCGTCGGAGATTCCAGCGTCCTCCAGCTTCTTCCCAGTCTCGATGTGCTCGTCGAGAGTGTCGCCGATGGACTCCTTCTCCAGTTCGTCCTCGACCCTCGCGTTGGTGCATCCCTTCTCCAGCATGTCCTTGAAGGACATGAGGTGGGATGACTTGCTCATGTCGTTGGGTCCGAGCTTGGGGCCGTCCTGCTTCTCAGGCTCCGCGCCCTTCTCGTCCTCGACGTCGTGCATCTCCGTCTCGGCGGACTTCTCCATCGTGGCGTCCGCAGAGGCGTCCGTGAACTCCGCAGGGGCGTCCTCGGACTTCTCAATCATGTCATCGGGGGCCTCGGCTCCAGTTATGGACTTCTCCAGCCCTCCTTCGGTGTTGCTACCGCATTTCTCCATGTCATCGCTCATTCCGTTGACCTCCGCGAAGGATTTCGTGAAGTAATCCGTGCCCATGACGCTGTCAAGGTACGGACACATCTCCCCGAACGCCTGGTTGATGGTCCCTGCGGACTTCTGGATGCCCGCAAGAGCCTCCATGTTGCCAGAATCGTTCGCTTTGCCCACAGCCTGCACCAGAAGTGCCAGAATCTGCGCGTAGATGTCGTTCAGGTCTCCTCCGTCGCCCATTTCGGGTGCTTCGGGCGGGATTTCCTCCTCGACCTCGGCCTCGGCGACCTCAGGCATGTCCTCGGGTGCGTTCGCGTCCTCTCCGACGTCCTCAACGGGCTCGGAGCCGTCATCTTCGGGCATGTCCTCGGGGATTCCGAGGATTTCGCCCACGGACCTGTCATCGTCCTCCTCGGGGATGTCCTCGGAGGTGCCGAGTTCAGTCGTCTGTCCATCTTCGTCTGCTTTGTCCATGTCGTTCTCCTCGGAAGGCTCCTCCTCGGCGCCCTCCTCGGGCATTCCGCCCTCATCTGGCATCTCTCCGCCCATGTCGTCCCCGCCCATGTCCCCTGCGAGCCCCTCAAGGGGGTTCTCGGGAGGCACGGCGTTGGCGTTGGCGTCGCTGATGGCCGCGTCGTCCCCCATGAACTGGGGGATGAGCTTGGTGATGCGGTCCACGCCCGTCTGGATGTCCTGTATCTGGGCCGCCATCGTGTCAAGCTGGCCCGCCACGCTCGCGGATTTGCGCAAGTCGGCGGACGCGCTCGACCTGAATAGGTCCCAGGCTTCCTCGGCCTCCATGTTTTCACCGTCTTATAGTATTGCGCCTTGGTATATAACCGTCTTATCTATCTTGGCCCTGCCAGAGCCGTCCAAGGCCAGAATCCCCTTGGAATACAGGTCCTGGAACTCGCTCTTCTCCAGCTTCTGGGACACCGTGCCGTCTGGCATGACCAGTCCCCTCTCGTAGAGGGACTTGAAAGCCTGCTCGGTGGCCCATTCGCGGTCCTGGAACAGCACCCCTGTGTCGCATTTGGAAAGGACATAGCCCTTCTCGCCGATGTATCTCTTGAGAAGCGCATCGTTCCAGGATATCGGGACCTCCACGCCCTGTTTGGTGGCGTGCAAGCCCATCAATCCGTCCTCTTCGAGCTGGTGCTTGACCTTCATGATGGGACATGTGGTGTAGTCGCGGTGGATTTCATAGGATTCGAGCGTCAGCTCGATGCCTCCGTCCCTCGCGGACTTCGCCAGAACCCCAGGATTGTATTCCAGCGTCCTCGCAAGGGGGTTCGCTGGATTCGCCGTGACGGAAATCTCGTACAGTGCGGAGACCTCGCGCTGGATGTAGCACCCCTCGGAGTCGCATTTGTACCCTGTTGCGGGTGCCTGACCCCCTAATGAGAAGCCGTTGCGTCCAGAGACGAACGATTTCCTCACCTTGTCGTAGATGTCCCTTCCGCCATAGAGGTTCCCCCATATGATGACCCCAGGCTTGCGCTTCACGGTGGCTGGGGACCAGTCCCAGACCTTGCCAGTGACCAAATCCCTATGCTCCCAGTTGATGTTCCCGCCGTATCTGAGGTACAAATCCATGTGCTCCTTGACGGAATCGACAGTGACCTTCTCCCTGTCCTTGTCGATGACGTTGACCGTCGCCACGGCCTTAAAGGAGAACGATGAGGGAAGCGTCGCGCACTTCCTGAATGCATACTTGATGGCCTCGGCATGCTCGTCCTCGGTCTTGGGGTTCTTCGAGTTGTAGAACCTCATGAACTTGACGATGTCCTTGTCATCGTAGCAGTTGCGGATGTCCACACCGAGCTCGAACGGATAGTCATACATGCGGAATCCTCCTCTCGCTGAGCCTCCTGTACATCGGGACGCCGTGCATGTTGCAGCACTCGATGTTGTCCATCATGGACACCGCCTTGGACAGCTGGTGCACCGACATGCCAGTGTCCGCGCTGAGGTCCCCTATGGTCATCCATCCCGCCGAGGACAGCGCGTCGTAGATGCGTCCGAGCAGTTCGTCATCAATGTGGAACTGCTCCTTCAGCAGGCTCTCCCGCACCTTGGCCAGATACGGCTCGGAGCCCACTATACGGACCTGCACGCCGTACATGCAGTCCGAGCGGTTCTTCTCCACGGGTGGGGACGGGAGCTTGGAGATGATGGTATAGAGCTGTTTCCTCGTCAGGTCCAGCTCGAATGCTATATCATCGGAATAGAGCCACTGCCCTGGCCTGTCCAGGAGCATCATCCACAGTTTGTAAATCTTCAGGTTCATCTATACCTCGCCGCCCTTCTCTTGCCGTCGTAGCCCACGTCGTCCTGGTTCCACACATCGGTCGGGATGCGCTTCTGGGCATCCGCCTCCTCCCCTATGTCGCCCTCGTACACCCTGATGCTCTGGATGAGCTCGCCAGTGTAGATGGTGTCGTTCGTCCTGAGCTGGTTCTCCATCTCCCTCACTATGAGGTCTGCCAGCTCCCTTATCGTCCCCCCATCCTCGAAGAACGAGGGCTCCAGCCTGTCCATGACCTTGCTTATGGCTGGCCTCAGATACGGCTGGGGAGGCATCCCGTTCTCCATGAGGTTCCTGTATATCTTGTAGGACACGTTGCGACGCTTCTTGGGGTCCGCGATGCCCAGCTTCCTCTCCACCCACTTCTCAATCTCCTTGCGGACGTTGGTCTGGGAGGACTTGGCCCCGCCCCTTGCAGGGCCAGTCCCGAACTCCACGTAGATGGAGTGGTCGCTCTCGACCACGATGGTTCTCGGAGCGTAATCGCCCTTCTCCTCCAGGAGCTCCTTGAGCATCGGCGCGAACAGCTCGGGGTTCTGAATCTCCGCCGTCGCACGTGCCGATGCGTTGACGGTGGGCATCAGGCGACCTCCGCGCTGTCATCCGCTTCCTTCTGGGACATCTCAATCTCGTCCTTCGCCCCAGCCACGTCCTGGTCCTCGCGGCGCATGGTGCCCTTCTCTGGAGGCCCCTCACCGTCGCCAGTCTGGATGGAGCTCTGCTGGTCCAACTGCTTCTCCTGCATCTCGTCGGACTTCTTCTGGACACCCTGTCCGAGGGGCTGGTCGCTGTACCAGAACTCGCCGTCCATGTTGTACAGCTCGAATCCGAGTCCCTGCATTCCCTGGGCCTCCACAATCTTGTCCGTCCTCCTCTTGAGCTCGATGTAGGACTTGGAGGGCCTGATGAGCTGGAGCGTCCAGTCGGTGATTTGAGGGTACCATTCGAGAATCCACCTGCAAATCCTGTCCACCCTGTCGTACTTGTCAGCAAGCGCACGGTCGAACAGGGTAATCTGCTGGGATTCGTTGTTCATCCCGCCCGAGGCGGAAACATCGCCAGCGAAGATGTTGGGGAGACCGCCCTGAGCGCAGATACGGTCGCGTATATCATTCTTGATTTGCATCAAATCCGCCGAGGACTCCGTACCGAGCTCCAGCGTCTGGGCCTTCATCTCGGCCACGCCTGCCAACTGGGGAGGCGTGCAGATGATGGGGATGGAGTTGTCGTTCGTAGCAAGGATGTCCTGGATGCCCTGCGTGATGTCCTCCACGTCCTCGTCCGAGAACCCAGGAAGGATGACCATCTTACGGACGTACCCGTACTTGTACTTCTTGAGGTTGTGCTTCTCGATGTAGTGGTAGGTGAGCAAATCGTCCTGGATGTCCAGCCAAATCGGGATTCCGTATATCAGGTGCTGGGTGAACCAGTGGTCCTGATAGACCTCCTCCTGAGAGTAGAGCCAGTATCTTCCCGTTCCTCCGAAGTTGTTCCCAATCTGCCAGCAGGCTGGATACAGAATCCTGCCCTGGTCGTCCTGGAATCTTATGTTGAGTTCGGCTTCACCATCCTGGGACTGCTCTTGGAAGTCCACGATGGAGTTCCTGTCCTCTCTGACGAACGCATAGCGGGAACCGATTTTCCCAGTGTCATCGTAAAGGAAACGGACGAACTTGGGGTCCTGTGTGATGAACTCCAAAGGATATGCTTTGATTAGAGAACCATCCTCCTTGTCCACGATGTCCCCTGTGACGCACAGGAGGTACGCCTGGTTGTCCAGATACTGGAGCTCCGCATAAGCGCGGAGCACATCGGCAAGGGACTGCCCGTTGTCGTTCGCCTCCTCAAGGAGGGATTTCCCGTTGGGACGTTTGAAGTAGTCCTTCTGGGTCTCGTCGGGCCTTCTCAGACGTTTCGATTTGCACACGGGACACTCGGACACGATGGTCTGGCACTCGTAGCCGCAGTCCTCGCACTTGAATGCGAACTTCGCTACGAACTCAAGACCGTACTTGAAAATCTCTGTCGTGGCACGGAGAATCACCGTGGACAGCACCGACACCTCGGACTTGAGCCAGTCCATGTAGGCATACATGTGCCAGTATGAGGTCAGTCCTGTGACCCTGTACCAGAAGTTGGTGGGACGCTCGGCGTTCTCGATGGAGATGGTCGAGCTAAGACGCTCTGCCTTCCTCAGAGTGGCCACCGTGGAGTCGAGGTCCCAGCCCATCTTGCGAAGGTCCAGCGGCTCGGCACCAGGCTCGAACGCCAACACGGACCCACTCGAAGGCTGTGCTGCCTTCACAAGAACATTCGAGCCAGATACGCGCATGTAATCATCATCCTCTGCAAGCTATTTATAATCTTGACACCTTGCTCGAACTGGCAACGCGCCTCGAACGGCGATGCGTCGTCTGTTCGTCCGAATTGTTCGCAATAACCACCTGGGAGCGGGGCGTGGTGCCACCTTTGGCCTCGGCCACCTTTCCCTTGGCTTTTGAGATGTACGGCTCAGCACCATAGCGTAAGCTGTCGAGGCAATTGAGACATAAGACATTGTTGCAGAAGAAATCATGTGCATCCTCTACGGTAAGGTCATAGACGTACTCCTGCCTGCCAGTGTCCTCGACGGATTCGACCTTGACGAGCCCGAACCCCTCGACCTTGCCCAGCATGACATCGTGGAACCATTCGTCACGGGCCTTGTCCCTGCGATAGTGGTTCAGGACGACCCTCTTGGGCGTGTCCAGACGGTTGAACAGGACACTGCACCTCTGTATCTCGTCGGGCGTCTCGGCACCATCCACAGCGACGTATGACCCCTTGCAATCGCTCATACGGCGCACGCCGTCGTTCGTCGGGAACGGGTGGTCCCCTGTCCCTTCGATGACGATGCCGTTCGACAGGGTCATCCTCCATATATCCGCTGGCTCTGGCCTCGTTATCCCCGACGCTGTGACACGACGGTACCCAAGGTGGGTCAGCACCATGTCCCCAACCCGAATGTCCTCTATGGGGACTTCTCCGTGGTTTGTGAGGACCATCGTGCCAGCCACGAGGCAATGGTCATAGTCCTTATGGGGCTTGCCCGTATACTCGCCCTCGTTGTTCTTCTCCCAGTAGTACGACGAGAGCTCCATGATGGCATTCTGGCACGACGGCAGGACGTATATCCTGAACGACTGCAATCTGGAGATTCCGTTCAGCACGGAATCATTGCCCTTCATGGATGCGACGATGTTTGGCAGGGCCCATTTCCTCACATGGTGGTCCCCCCACTCGTCCACATACTCCTCTGGGATGCCCGCCCTGAGCTCGTAGATGTTCTTGGGCTGGGCGCAGTCGGCCACGATGCGCTTATCGCCGTATCCGAGCTCGCAGATAGCCTTGGCGATGTCCAGATTGGTCATCCCCAGCCTGTAGATGGAGTCCTCGTAAATCCATATCTCGCGGGACACGGGGTTGATTAGGAATCCCAGGAATGCTGTATAGGAAACGGAGAACCCGAAGTCCAGGCCGAACGCCTCATGCACGTTCGGGTCCTTCTTCAGCTCCTCCACGTCGAACGCCTTTATCTCCCAGTTCTCGTACACGAGACCCTCGACGATTCCCCATTCCCCGTCGCAGATGATTTTGGCCATACGGGGATTGGTCTCATGGAGCTCGTCGTAACGCTTCTTGTCCTCCTCCCCGAGCCATTCGTTGCATTTGTACGTCGTGACCTTGGCGAGGACGTTGTCATGAGGCTCGTCGAAGAACCGCTTCTTAATCCAACAATGCTCGGACCAGGGGTTGAACGTGCAGATGACCTGCTTCCACAGCCCCGTCTCAGGTGGCATATAACCACGAAGACCCATCTGGGCCTTGAGGAACTCCTCCTCGTCCGTTATCTCGAAGAACTCGTCAATCCACATCCAGCACAGGTATCCGTGCCTTACGGTCAGACCTCCGAGCTTCTCGGCCTTGTCGAGACCCCTGAACAGGATGACCTGATGGGTGTGCTTGAGCTCCAGCTGCATCGGGGAACGGCGAACCTCCCACCAGTCCGTCACTCCGAGGCGGTCCATCGCCCAGAGAAGGTCGGTGAACATCGAATCCTTCAGCGCATTGTACGACTTCCTGATACACACCGTGTTGGCGAGAGGGTACTGCATCATCCTCATGATGATGAGGAGCGCGACGGTCTTCGATTTCTTGGAACCCTTCCCGCCGCGGATGACGATGTAGAAGTGCTCCTTGTCGTTGATGACGTCGTTGTACCCCTTGCCGAATATCTTGCGGAGGCTCCTGCCCTCGTACTGCTTTATGTCGTAGCCCTCGGGCAGGTCGGCTGAGAGGTCGTCGGCGAGGAACGCCGTCGGGTCGTCCGTGGCGGTCTCAGTCGTCATCGTCATCGCTCAGGTCGTTGATGAACACAGGTGTCTTGACATCCACCTTGTGCTCCTTCGGAGGCTCGAATCCGCCGTACTTCATGAGGAACTCGGCCGCCTTGATATCTCCAGACATCGCCTTCATCGACATCGCGATGAGGATACGTGTCTGGACGTCGGTGTTCTTCCCCTTGAAGCTCTGGATTGAATAGTTCCCGTTGACCATCGCGAGGTTCGCGTCCTCGCTGTTGACTGGGGACTCCAGTGTGAGGGCTATGAGCTCCTTAAGGTCCTGATTCTTGCGCGATTCCTTCACCTTGGCGACCTTCTTCGCGAACTCCTCGTCGGATTTGGTCATCTTCTTAGTCGTCATGCGATATCACTCCGTGTCCTGTGATGAATCATCTTCCGAGCCTTGATGCCGCGCTCGGTCTCGGGGCTAGCGTCCCGGAGCCTCTCCATCTCCCTCTCCAGCTCCTGGAACATCCTGGACCAGCTGGAGCTGCAGAGTTGGATGCCGAGAGGCTCGTAGTCGAGCAGGAGATTGAATCCCTCAGTCACCTTGTACTGGAACGTGACTGGCTCTGTGAACGTCATCCTCCCGACATCCTTTATGACAGCCTCCCCCTCGACAAGGTATCTGAGAGGGAATGTGGTCCTTTCGGGATTCATCTGCGCATCACCCCGTCGCGTATGAGCTCCCCCACGGGTGTGAGCCTGTGACAGCTCGGGCATTCCTCGGGGAAGGTCTTGGCGTTCATGGCCATCTTGAGCCCGCATGGGCACCTATATGGGGCGCCTGGCCTGTCGATGACTGGCGAATCGTTATATCCGTGGCCGTAGAAATCGAAGTAAATCTTCTCGACCGAGTCCTCCAGGGCATATTCCCTGGCGTCAAGGCCGTAGTCGCCCTTGGTGGCGCGGTTCCTCTCCATCTGCTCGTAGTCGCCAGACTTGACGGACTGGCGCTTGACGAGGTCGCGCATCTGGCCGTACTGGGACAGCCTGCATTTGTTAATCGCATCCTCGTCCACGTTGCGGAGGAGGATGGGACTGTCCATTATGCGGGCATCGGTGAACAGGTCATCCTTGTATGCCTGACGAACGGTCTCCTCGTCCGTTTCGATATAGCGTTTCTTGCCCATGTCATGCCTCAGGCAGACATGGGAAAGGGTTTATTTAAAAAGTTTTTCAATTCCTGGTGATTTTCATCTTCCCAGGCGCGGGCATGACTGGCTCATCCCTCTGGATGAACACCTGACGGTATCCGTTCTGGATGGGTATGGCCTGCCCGTTGAAGTTGTGCCCGTAGGGATGCATCCCAGAGGGCATACCGCGCTCGCTGTACCTGACGTCGCTCTTGGACTTCATCAGCTCGGAGAACGACGGGGGCTTGGCATCCGTGGATTTCTGGACGTGCCCGCTGATGTCGGGTGTGAATCTCTCCTTGGGCATCCCAGCCTCCCTCTCGGCTGTCTCAGCGATACGACCCATGTCCTTGCCGACCTCCTGCATGGTCTTCTGAGGAGCCACCTTTGTCTCCCTGACTGGGTCCATGGGAGTGCCGCGCTGGGTGAACAGCGGGGACTGGGTCTCAGCCTCGTTCGTGGGCCTGTTCGCGAACTCGTCGTCGATGACGGCGGTGAACGTCTCCCCAGCATTGGGGTTGGGAGTGATGTTCTCGCCCCTGTGCTGAGCCTCCTTGGGCTTCAGGTTGAAATCCCCGCGCTTCTGCTGATAGTTCGGCTTCTTGACCTCGATGTTAGAGTCATCTCCGAATGTAGGGTCTGGGACAGTGAACTCATTTACGCCAGTTCCGAACTTCTGCCCCAGCTTGTCAATCTCATAGAGCTTCTCCTGTCCAGGCGTCATCCTGACCTCCCTCCATGCGCTCTCATCGGGAAGCTCCCCTGCCTTGGCTGCTCTCCTCTCTTCCTTCCTCTGAGCATCCCGACGTGCTTTCTCAGCCTCCTTGAAGTCGAATCCTTCCTTGGCGGCCTGCGCATCGGCTTCCGCCCTGGTGTCGATACGGGGATTGGTGTACGTGGCAGTGTCGGTGGTCATCGAATCCACGACACCCTGGATGGTCTCACGCATCTTGGGGCTGAGAGATTCGGGCTTGGTGTAGAATCTGGAGATGACCTCGGCAGCCTTCTCGGGAGTCATGGGCTTCCTTCCAGAGCCAGCGTTGGCCTGATTGATGACATCGACCGCACGCATGATGACCTGGTTGGCCGTACCAGCCTTCTTCTGCGAGGGGTCCTCTTCACCCTCTGCGGGCTTGACCTTGGGCTTGAACTCCACTGGCTGAGAGCTTATCCCCTTCCTCGCCTTGGCGTTGGGGTCACGGACCTTCCTGGTGGTCGGGATGACCCTTCCCTCGGGGTCCGTAGCCACCTTCGGAGCATTCCCCGAGGCATTGCCAGGAATCTTCCTGGAATACTGATGCTGGTCCTGAGGATGCTGGGTGGAGCCAGCGGGAGGGGTCTCCTGAACCATCGGGGTCCTCTTCCTCTGGAAGGATTCTGGAATAGGGTCGCCCCGCTCCCTCTCGGCGGGGGTCCTCTGGTCCCACTGCTGGATGGGCTTGTACTTGGTGTCATACTTGTCCCTGCCGTCGCTGGACGGCTTGGGCTTCTCCTCCTTCGGAGTGTCCTCCTTCTTGGACTCGCTGGGCTTCTTCTTGGCATTCTTATTAGCCCTGTCCTTCTGGTTCTTCTTGTTCTTCTGCTCGGCCTTCCTCTGAGCCAGCATCTCGGCGGATTTCTTGTGCCTCTCGGCATCGTCAGAGCTATCCGCCTTCTCAAGGGCGTTGGCGACGGTAGTATCGGGCATCGCGCCCCCCTCGTCCTTCTGGAGGTCCACGTCGGGGGCCTTGGACATCTTCTGGGCGGAGCCAGTTCCGTGGTCGTCGGAGTAGTGCTTCTCCCCGACGCACTCGGGATGCACGGTGCCAGCTTTGCCCTCGCTGCAGTTGGTCATAAGGCTATGAATGAAGTCGTGGTATAAAAGGTGCCCATCGGCGATGGTTGTTCGAGCCGAAGGTTAGGATGTGGACTCATGCGACAGCAAGAGTATCCGATGGGCAACAGGTATATCTCGAAAGTGGTATATAATCCCTCCCATGAGGGAGGGTAAGGGGTTTCGGAGCAGATGCGACAGCTCACTGTTTCTGGTTCTGGTCGGCGGGGATGGGCTGTCCAGTCACGAACACGGTGAGCTGAGCCTCGGTGTTCTCGGTGGTGGCGGTTCCAGCGGAGCCGTTGACCTTCCCGTCGTCGAGGAGGTCCTTCACGGTGTCGGCGAAGTCGTTGGCGACTCCGCTGATGTCGGTAAAGTAGTCCTTGGTCTTGATGAGGAACTTCCTCAGACCGAAGTGGATGAGGTGGGTGATGATGACCACGAGCACAGCTGCGGACAGTCCAGCCACGAGGGTGTAGGACCACATTCCAGCGCCAGTGAACAGGTAGTCCACGAGTGCGGGAGCGGCGTACATTCCCCCAGCGGCTCCAAGGATGAAGCCGACTGCGGTGCCGAAGTCATACCTTTTGTCATAGGGCAGGTCGAACGGGTTGTCATAGCCCGCGTCGTCGGCCGCCTTGTCATGCCAGTATCTCCTGATGCCGATGGCGGTCAGGAGTCCCATGACGAGGACCGCGACGAGCATGGGGACCATGTACTCCTCGTTCAGGCCATAGTTGCTGACGTCGAAGATTCCCATATTAATCACTCCTAAGAGATAGAGTATGATGATTGCGGTCCAGACCCCGCGTGCAACCATCGTGTATGGGCTGAACACGAGGTCGAGGACCTTGGTTATCGTCTCAAATCACTCCTTCTTCTCCTTCTTGGAGATGGTGTATCCGAACAGCTTGTCCTTCAGACCGCCCATGTTGGAGTAGACGGCGTATCCGAAGAGCAGGAGCGCGAAGACGACGATGATGATGGCCACCTGTCCAGTCGTGGTCTCGTAGAAGGCAGGCTCCTCGGGTGCGGGGGGCTCGGCGACCTCGTAGATGGCGACGAACGTGACGTCCTCGGTGTACTGGTAGTTCTGGACCTGCTCGGAGGTCAGCCTGGTTCCGTCCCCGCCCTGGATGGTCCAGCCGAGGAAGTTGTAGCCCTCCCTGTCGGTCTGGGGAATAGAGAACCTGTCAGTGACCTTGTAGGGCCCGTAGATGGTTCCCTCGATGTTGAAGGTAGCGTAGATGGACTCATCGGGAACATCCTCTTCAGGAATAGCGTAGAGCGTGATGTCCTCGGTCAGAGCCTTGGTGAAATCAAACTCAACGTACTCCTCGACAGTGGTAACAGTTCCGTCCTCTCCAGTGACCTCTTTCACAACCTTGGTGGCCCAGTATACATATCCGCTGTCAAGAGCGGGCATCCTATAAACCTCTCCATAGGCCGCAATCTGAGTCTCAGTCTCGTCTCCCGTGATGAGAGTGACTGTGAGCTGGACGGGCTCGAAGTATGCAACGAATGTAGTGTCTGCGGTGAACTTGTAGTCTTTATCAACGAACCTGTATCCGAAATCCTCGAAGTCCTTGGGGCTGTCGGTCACGAGTCCAGAGTTGTAGGTGATGACGAGCTTATCGCCGACCTTCCATCCAATGAAGGTATAGTTGTCTTTGGTAGGTGCCTGAGGAGCATTCATCTCAGAGACATTTCCAGATGCGGTGACGGTTCCGTCGATGGACCAATAGACCTCATAGATGTCCTGGAACACGGCGGTAAGAGTCTCTCCGTGCTTGACTGTCTCGGGAAGCTTACCAGGTGTGTAAGTCTTTCCATCGGCGCTGTAAATCCATCCGACAAGTTTCTTGTCCTTCAGCGCATCAATCGCATCCTGTGCTTCACTGGGGATGGCAGGTGCGCCAGAAGTTGCAGGGTCTATGAACTCCTGAGCGTAGGGTTTGCCTTCGACGATGTATGTAACCTGGTCCTGTCCCTCGAACTGGGCGGTGAGGACGAGCTTTCCGTCCTCAGCAGTCATGGAACTGACCTTAACAGTCTGGCCTGCGGTATAAACAACACTGCCCTCTCCCAGCCATCCATCGAATGTGCCAGCGTACTCAACGTCAAACTCGGAGATATCTTTCACAACGAAAGTACTGTCCTCGTTGACGGGGTACGTCAGAGTGTTATCTCCGATGACATAGCTCACCTGAGTAACCTCTGTCTTTTCCGCACTCGCCTCGTCGTCCATAAGGACGACGCCAGCGAACACGGCGGCGACCATGATGGCCGCCATTGCAATCGTATATGCGGGTTTTACCATGATATTACCCCACGCCTCTTACCCGAAGCGTGGTTCTTAAAGGTTATCGGCTTTATATTGGAAGCGGGGTCATCTGGTGTGAATCTCGCGCTGACGCTGGGCGCGGTAGCACCCGCACGACCGCGTCCTGCCGAAAATCAAATCGAACGTCTGGACCTCGGTCTTGAGCCCGCATCTGCATTGGCACAGCCAGTAGACCTTATGCCCATGGTTGGGAGCACGCTCGATTACGGTGAGATATCCGAACCTCTGCCCTGTCAAGTCCCTCTGAAGCGGTCTGGCCATGGCTTAGGGATGGGAATCATGATATATTATTTCGCTGATTATGGTCTATGAATGCGAAGTTGCTCATCATCGCATCAATACTGGCCCTTTGTATGGCCCCTATGGTCATATCGGAGGAGTCTGACGGTGCATACCAAATCAGTTACGAGTATCAGGACAGAATCATCGCTACAGGCTCCCCCCTTGATTTGAATGTCCCATCCATACCTACCTCGGAAGGATATAGAATCGCATGGATGTATCATGGCGAAGAGATAGACCCCGCCACATTCCCCTATGAGGATGGCGGAAGGTATGTCTTCATAGCGAAGGTCGTGCCCATTAACCCCGAACCTGAGCCCGCGCCTGAGCCGACCGACTATACGCCTTGGATTGTCTTGGGAGTAGTCGTGGTATTCGTTCTCATCATCCCCGTAGCATACATCTATTGGCGCAGATGAATCATCTGCTATCCAGCGATGTGATAATCTGGCTCGTGGATGAAGACAGGTCGATACTGGCCATCACTCCCCAGGTGTATGTCGTCGTACCCTGGGGATAATGCCTTTCGAATGTGGAAAGGCACAATTTCTGATATTTCTCATTGCCATCCAACTCGGATGTGTTCGTTATGATTACCGCATCCACAGAATCGTTGATGGATGTCGCTCTTGATGCTGGAAGGTATGTCATCGACCAGACTGGCGACCCACCCCGACTGAACATCTCCTTGACAGTATATTCTATGGACTGCTGAGGCTCATTACGATAGTCGATATAATTCCTACAGAATGCATCCGCCTGCTTCTGCCCAGGGATGGTCTCATAAGTGGGCTCGGTTCCTTCAGGAGAACCTTCAGGCGGAGGTATCTTAATTTTTATGTCCTCAGTGTTGAGCAAATCATCCAGGTAGATTAGATTGCTTGTACGCTCGCCGAACATGGAGATGCTACCGCTGTCGTCCTCGTAGGTGCTAGTGTTCAGCTCCGTATTCGCGGTGTATCTCGGTACGGCTCCTTCTCCATTGTCCGTATATGTGGGATTGCCGTCATCATCCAGCACAGAGACCTGGGCGCGATACTGAACCTTGTTCACAATCGTATCCACTCCCTCATCCCCTAAACTGGCAGAGTTGACCGTGAGAGACACGTTCCCGTTGTTCGGATACAGCTCGATGTCTCCCACCTCGTCAATCTGGGTTGGATTGTCCAACCTATAATCTATGACATAGGCACATCCATTGGCGAAGAATATCCTGCACCCCATGCACATGGCCGCGACCTGAAGCGCGTACCATGCATTCGTGCCAATGCTGAAGGATATCGTACCCGTCTCCATGACGCCATGCTCCATTATAAGCGTCCCAGCGCTCTCCGTAAATGTCACGCCGTATTCGGCAGTGTTGAGGATGATTTTTATGACATCCTCGGGCGTGCCAGATACGACGGATGACAGTGTGACCCCTCTGAGCCTGTCCGCATTGCTGTATGCGGTGATTGTGTACTTGTTATTGTTGAGCTTGCATTTCGTGACGGTCATCTCAGACCTGCCGATGGCATCTAGGACAATCCTATTCCTGCCTGCAACTATTCCATCCTCCAATGTGAGCTCCTGAGCGACCTCCGTGAGCCTTGCCCTCGGGATTGTCACCGTGAGATACTCGAACGGGCTCTCAGGCCCGCCATATAGGGTGTACGCTTCGACACAGCTCATGGTCGTGCCATCAATCAGCGTGTAGTCCTGGGTCCCCTCTGCATTGCTGATGGATAGAAAGAAATCACTCTGTGAGACATAATCATCATGCCTCATCTGGCTACCACAATACATCGTCCCCACGTGGAACTCCATGCTCCCTTTTATGACGGTCGGGTCGCCTTTGCTGAACTGATATGAAAACGACTTGACGTATCCGTTGTATTCGATGGGCGCGATGTACGGATTGTCGTTATCAGGCTCGTAGGTTAGTGTGAACCCATCCGAACGGCACTGCCACCTGTTGAGCATATTCTGTATGGTAGTCACCCAGTTCGCATTGTTGAGCCCACTGGATGGCTGGACTCTCTTGAATGATATGTTAATGGTCTTGGCGCTTCTGGATTCTACCGCGAAGGTATCCGCGACACTCATGCTCACCAGAGGAACCACGGTGCATGACTTCTGAAGGGACTCGTTTATCGTGATGACCGTCCCGATTTCCAATGACCCTCCAGAGTAGGATAATGTCAACGTACCGCCTGGCATCTCACTCCCTCAGGAACACCGCAATCACCATTCCGTCTCCACCAGGGGCCGCATTGCCATATGCCCAATCGCATGAGCCCCCTCCACCTCCTACCTGTCCAGCGGTAGGAGTCTCGACGTCGTTTCCCGCACCGTTTCCTCCGATTGATTCATAATAGCCTGCGGACGATGGATAATATGTGCCGTTCACGTAGAACTGCTCCTTGAAGTCGGCAGCTCCGCCTCCTGCACCTCCACCCCATCTCGAATCTGGCTGGGCACCCTTACCTTCGTTGCCAGAGTTATCAGAGCTGGTCTGACCATCCTCTCCAGCCACGCCGTATCCTGCGTTTCCGCCAGCATAGGAGCCATATGCATTGGTACCATCGACTGGCTGGCCTCCCTGCGCCAGGAGCCCCCCTGATTCCAGCTGTCCGCCCTGCCCGCCATTCCCACCGTGTGCTCTGGCGACCTCAGTTCCAAGGGAATCGTCCACGACATATGTGTCTCCACCATTTCCGCCTTGGCCTCCTTCTCTGCCGCCAATGGTCGCATTGGGTCTGCTCCCAGCACTGCCTCCTGCACCAACGGTCACGGTATATGGCCTCATAGAACCAGAGAGTATCGTATAGACCCTCGACTCCCCGCTTCCCCCACCACCTCCAGGCGTCCTTCCGCCAACTCCAGAGGCCCATGCTCCGCCTCCTGCTCCGCCACCGCCTCCGACCACGTACAATCTAATCTGAACGGTGCCGTCAGGTGTGGTGAAGTTCTGAACGCCAGAGCCAGTGCTGGTCCATATCCCGATAGGCCCAACCCAGACGGCCCAAAGCTCGATGGGGTCCTCCTGATATTCGAACACGACCCTGTCTCCGACCTCCAAATCAGCGTCGGGCGAAGAGGCCCCGCTGGTCCTCGACCAGCCATCCAAGATATATCCTGGCACATCCCAGGGAGATGATGGCACAGCTACGGTCGTCCCAGCCTGCACTTCCCTCTCCACATCTTCGTAGTTCGACAGCCCCGAATGGAGAATGAGCGTGACATGTTTTGGGCCAGGGCCTTCGCCCTCTCCAGCCATCCTCGCCACGGTCAGATTCATCTGCACAACCATGTAGGTGGTGCTGTATTGGACGGATAGTGCACCGTTCAGGAACACGTTGTATTCCATCACGGGATAGAGGGTCTCGTCATAGGGGTTGTAGTAGAACTCGAATCCGCCAGACAGCATACCGCTGTCGTCATAGGCTCTGCCGAAGTTCTGCCAGAAGTCCAGCAGTTTCTCCAAATGCCTGTACCATTTGCCATTGGACCACAATTCAGGATTGGTCTCCTGATTGTCATTATAGCTCGCTGGATTGTTGCGTTGCATGGTCAGGGAAATCTTGCGTGTGTTCCCCAGGTCAATGATGAAATTATTACGGAAGCCCATCACGATGGTGGGCAGCTCCGAGAGCGATGTGTAGTGGGATACGTCGATGCTCGTGATTGTCGGGAGATAGAATGTTTCCCTGCCGATAGACGAATTGCTCGGGACGTTGACCCTGATGTATGCCTCTCCCATCGAGCCTGGGGCTGGCATCAGAATCCACCTCTTATTCTCGACTGGGAAATCTGCGAGGAGACCTCATCCCTAATCATCCTCAGGACATCCTCGTCGGTGTATCCGTTGAAGTAGTAATAGTTGGTGGTTCCGCCGAAGGTGTTCATCTGAGACTCGGGGATGACATATTCTCCCTCGCCCCCTTCTCCGAGGATGTGTACCTGCCCGCCGTCGGTGGCTGGGACATAGCCTCCCTCGGCCATGCCCAGATAGTCCAATGCAGCATAGGTCCCGAGCCCACCTATCATCCCAGCCGCAAGTGTCACGATGGCGAGCTGAGCTCCAGTGAGCCCGAGGAACGACTGTCCCACCGCGTTGGCATACATGGACATCAACTGCATAGTATACTGCATCGTGTAGAATGCCGCAATGAGAGAGATAATCTCCTTGAGATGGTCCACGACGAAGTTGACGACCGTGAGCAGAGCCTGAAGCATGTCAGCCGCATGGTTCTCAAGGAAATCGCCTATCGAGGTCATCAGGTCCCCGATGGTCCCCAGGAGCCCTCCCTGCTCGGAGAGCTGTTCTCCCAGACTGGTGAAGAACTGTGCGAAGTACTGGACCCCGACATTCATCATGTAGTCAATCATCTGAGATATGGACATGCCTTCCATGGCATCCCACATCTCCACGACATTGTCCACCAGCTCCAGCACGGCTGGTAGCATCACCTCGGCCAGTTTGTTGCCCAACGGCATGAAGAACAGCTGGACGGCGAGATTGAAGAGGGATTCGATGGTCTGGAGAAGAGGCGAGGCCGACTTGAGCTGATTGTAAATCATCTCAAGGAACTGGAATGAGCCTTGGGTTATCCCAGTCAACCCTTTGATTCCAGCCGCGGTTATCTCCTGCCCGAGCTGAAGATATTTGGTCTGCTTCTTGGCTTCCTCAGACATCTCATCCGCAGGGGTTCCCGTCAGGATGTTCACGAGCTTGTCCCTTCTGGACATCGCACTCGCCTTGACATCCTGACTGGCCTTCTCCCCTGCAGCGGTGTTGGCCAAATCCGTTGTGTCGGAGCCAGACGGGGTCGTCAGACTCCTATCTTTGGTTCTGGCAGTGAAGTTCAGATTCAGCGGAAGGTTCTCCAGCTGTCTCTTAAGCTCCTCCAGGGCCTCGGGGTCCCAGAGCGCACGGATGTAGACGGACAGATGCTGATTCGCCATGTTACCTCTTCTCCGCGCCGAACATCTTGGCGATGACCTGCGCGAATCCCTTTATGAGCTCCACGCGCTCGAACGTGCGGTATGCGGTGTACGAGGCCAGCATGATGTCAGCATCCTCCTGGGAGAACCTGTCGAAGTCCTCTGGCGTACCGCCGTGAGCGAGATAGAGCCCGTAAGCGAGGAGGAGCGAGGTCTGGGGACTCAGCGTCCCCTTGGCCACGTCCTCCTCGAAGAGCCTCAGTCCGAAGGCGCGGTCACGGCTCCCTGAGAGGGCTCCAAAGGGGACTGCTCCCCGTTGTCAATCCTCTCGATGGCCTCGCACATCGCATCCCAGAGGGCGTCGGCGGAGCCAGGGTTCTCCTCATCCATCTTGTCGGTGTATGTGAGGAACGCATCGAAGTTGGGCTGGAAGGGAGCCCTCTTGACGTAGATGAGCCTCTGGACGACGTTCCATGTCCCTCCGAAGAGGTTGTCCAGCTTCATGCCAGTCTTGCTCTGCTCGATGGTCATGAGCCTGGAAATCTCATTGGAGAGCTCAATCCTCTGCCTGAACGTGGGCGCACCGAGTTCGATGGTTCCCGTCTGTCCGAATCTGGCGAGGTCGATTGTAATCCTTGTCTTGTAGTCCATTTCATTGCCTCCTTCACGACGGGTCGGGAGAGTTCACGGGATGGGAGTTGGTGCTCTCCAGGTTCGGGATGTCGGACTTGATTGTCAGGCTTATCTTCCTGCACTCCGCCGAGCTGAGCTGTTCCTGGAGCTTGCTCCCGTCTCCTGCGGGCCACTGGGTGCTCTTGAACACGCAGTCCTCCACATGGAACGCGGCCGTCCTGGTGGACTGCTCGATTGCCGTTCCGATGTCCTCCGCGTCACCGTCGTGGACGGATAGGTTGTAACTGTATATCATCATGTCGGCACACGGCTTCAGGCCCTTGGCCCAGGGCGACACGGGACTTCCCGTGGCGACCGACTGGCCTCCAGTGTAGGTCCTCAGCCTGAACCTCTCGGGGTCGTTGCTGTAGCAGGATGCCGACAGCGCGAAGTTGGCCGTACCCTCATAGTAACTGTTGGCGAACGCCGAACATACCGAATACAGCATCTCGGCGTTGTTGTCCATGCTGACGCTCAGGGAATCCACCAAATCGACGTAGGAATTGTTGTTGGCGTCGGTGCCGTAGAACAGACAGGTGAACTCCCACAGCTCCCCGTCGTATTCCGTGTAATCAGTGGTCATGAGGTCCCCGACCCATGTGCGTGCGTCGGCGAACGCGCCGCTCATGGATACCTGCACCTGCGAGGTTCCCGCGCTGGATGAGAACTTGATACTCTTGACGAAGCATCCGCGAAGCTCTGTGACTTCATCATTGCCAGAGTACATAGAAGAAATGCGGTTCAACTGCTTGGTCCTACAGCAGAAGGACTTGATTTTCTTGTTGTTGACCTTCTCGAAGACGTGGGTGTATGTTCCGTCCCCGTTATCCTGGCAGGAATAATCCTCAAACGCGAGGTAGAACGGCTCGATATAGTCGTAATCGGCGTAAAAGGATAGTGAGAATGAACCCGACACTTGTCCATATGCAACCGACTCGAAGAACTTAGAACCTTCGGCTGTAATCTTCGTAACAGCCCTGTCCAAAGTGAAGGACATGAAAGTTCCTGCGGGCGGAGCAATCCACTGCTTCCCCGAAGGCTTCCCGCCCCCGAAGGTATCCTCGGGACTATAAATCACCGAGCATCTTATGCCTGTGATAGGTCATCCCCCCAGGCATGTTTATATGACGTCATGCTTCCGAGACTGACGTCATGGCTTATTAAAGATTGTCTGGGCGAGGCCCAATCTCATTGCCCATTTCATCCACGCCAAACCCACTCGAATGAATCGGATGAGCAAAGCCAGTAAGCCTTACCTGCAATGTGGTGACATACATCCCAAGGAGGTCGTTCATGCTGGAGTCGTCTGTGACCTCCAGATACTCATACCCATTGAGCACCTGTGTGCCTGCGCGGCGGAACCTCATGAGGATTGTGTACACCTCATTGCACCACTGGTAATGCCTGTCCCTGTCTGGATTGGCAATCCTTATCGCAACCTGTGCATGTCTCTCAAGGGAGCGATAATCCACGGAGGAGATTGTCTGGCGACGCCCGAGCGAGTATACATATATGCTCCCGACGCGGGAGTTCATCATGTACATGTCGCGCTTGTACCCTATGACGGGCTCATTCCCTATGCCGAGGTCCCAATTGTCCTTGATGAGGTCTGCGATGAGCTTCTCATTGTCCTCGAACAGGTGCTCTTTCATCTCTTCGGCACCCCGTGAACGGAACCGCTCCTCTGGAACGACGAGAACAGCTCGTTAATCTCGTCCTGCCACGCCTTGAGCATGCTGTCCTTGATTCCAGCGATGTCCCCGCCAAGCCCGTATTTTATCGAAAACGCTTGCATGTTCACAATCTGTTGCGCTGTGAGAAGGCAGCACAGCCTCCTGATTCCCTCGGGAGCTGGCCCCTCGGAACCGTAGCGGTATGTGATGCAGACGGCGTTATACTTGGGCTGGAGCCTTCTGGTACGGAGGTAGAGCGTACCCTTCGCATAGTCAATCCAGAACCCGTCCGTGGACAGATTGACCTCGGGCGGGAAGTCGTCCCTCTCGTCCAGATTGCGGCCCGATATGTCGCCCCACTGAGCCATCGGCTTCCTCAGGGAAATCCTGTCGCCCTTCTGCGGGTCCCACGGAAGGATGTTCCTCCTCAGATGGATGGGGTAGCCGCCGTTGGCGTAGTACATGGACCTGAACCCGACCTCATCGGCCATGTATGTCGGAATATCCGTGATGTAGTTCCTGACCTGGTTCACGCGCCATGACCTGCGGACCCTCTGGTCTATGCGGTCCTCGTTGGCACAAATCATCCTGCAAACCTGTTCATACGACGGATGGCTCATGTCCGTGAAGCGGAAGTAGCCCATCGCATCGTCAGGGTCGGGAAGGTCCAGCGTCAGAGCCACATCGTCGGGCGTGCAGTACTGAGGCTGGGGTGCTTTCGGAGGGTCGGGCCAGAAGCCCTCATCATCGGGGCGCATACGAATGTGATTGATGCCCAGATATAAAAAGAATGAGCAGGGCTGTGCCCTGCGGTTTGAATCAATGGTACATCTTGTCGTCGGACACGTTGAGCGGGCAGTCCCCGTTGAACTTGTCTATGTCGTCGATGTGCTGTGTGATGTATTTGGCCAGCTCCCACATGCAGTCCTTGGACATGCAAACGGACATGACCCTGTCGCACCTCTCGTTATAGCAGTCCAGCGAGAACACGTGCTTGGTCGCGTCCCCGAAGTGGATTATGGCTATGTCGATATGGTCGGGCATGAGCATATCGTCCGCGATGAATCCGTTCTCAATCCCTCTCTTTCCTCTCTTCCTCAATAGGTCCATCATTCGTCTCTCCTGTCTATCTCGTCGATAAGCTGTTTGGCCGCATCCACCGTGCGGATGATTGCGAATATCCCGCCTGCCTTTTCAATCTGCTCCCTGCGGGTAATCTGCCAGCCGTCCATCTGCCCCCTGTAGGTCTTCCCCTCGATGGCTATGAAACGGCCCTTGTAGCACACCACCATGTCTGGGTCGCCCTTCTTGGAGTACGCGCCCTGGGCAATCGGCACGACGTATGCGCCGCGGGACTTGAGGAACGCCTTGACGGCGTTCTTCATGTCGCTCTCCTCAGTCATCTCCAGCTCTCCAGACGGTGAATGTGTACATCCTCGTGCCCTCCAGCCACCAATCCTTCCTGAGGAACACCCTCGTGCGCTTGCCTGACCTGCACACGCGCTTCATGTCCTCGAAGGTCTTGGAGCCGTCCAGGGTCTCGACCCTCAGATGCACAATCTCGTCCTCCTGGAACCCCCAGTCGGTGGGGAGGAACAGGGACGAGTTATACGGCGTCACATATGGACGCTTGGTAATCGTGAACCTCTCGGTCATCTGCACCTCGTTGAGGGGGCCGAAGCCCCCTCTGGGCTCACTCGGAGCCCTCTGTCTCGTCCTCCTCCGTCTCGCATCCTGTGTAGTACTGGTCGATGGTGGCGAAGGCCGCCATGTCCTCGTTCACGGGCTCGAAGTGATAGACCTTGGGGTACATGCCTCCGTTCTGGCGCTCCCTGAGGTTGATGTACGCGCTGACGACCCCTCCCTTCACGTCCTGAGGGTTGGGGATGCCAATCTGCACGCCAGCGAGAGCGATTCCGAGGGAGATGAGGGTCCCCTTGGCCTGTGCGTTGACGGACACCTGGTTGTTCTCGTCCCTTGATTCGAGATAGTAGTAGAGGGTGAACTGTGCGCTTGTGTTGAGGTTCTCCACGTCCAGCCTGTAGATTCCCTTGTCGTCGTCGAATCTTGCGTCACGGATGAACAGGTACGCCTGCCCCTCCTCGATGGGAATCTGGGTCTGGTCGATTTCGTTGCTGTACTTCCACTCTGTCGTCTTGAATGCTGCCATCTTTCATTCCTCCTTGTTCTGCTTCTTTTCCATGTCGATTCTTGTCTTGATTGTGAAGGTGTTTGTCTCTGTGGTCTCTGTGAAGGGCTCGGGGTCGATGCCCGCGTCCCTGAGCTTCTGTGCGGACACGCGCCTGCGTGTCTGCTTGCCCATCACGGCGTAGTAGTCGCCAGTCTCGGATTCGAGCGTGCTGACCTCATGGGTTTCGAGATAATCCTTTAGCCTGGACCTGATGTTGTCCTTCTGGCTCTGGAGATACTCTATCTTCTCCATGGCCTCGCTTATCTTGGACTCCAGCACCCCGACCTCGTCGATGAGGGATTTCATCGAGGACTCGTCGGATGCCACGGTCACGAGATGCGAGTACAGCGGAACATCCACGTTGATGCGCGATATGTCGTACATCGGCGTGGTGTGCGTCGCCTTCAGCTGAGCGTACCACTCCCTGATTTCGGCCAGGGCCTGCTCCACCTCGGCTTGGTCGATGGGGACCTCCATGAGGACGACGTTGGACTCGCTCGGGACCCATTTCTCTGGGTCCTTATGGGTCTCCTCGTCCACGATGCCCAGCGCGACGTAGGCCTTGTCCTGATGGGTCAGGAAGTGGTTGTACAGCGCGACCTGCCAGTAGTAGTACTCGGGCACGCCGTCAATCCACGCGGACATGTTGCTGGACGTCTTGACCTCCAGTATGTACGACTCCCCGTCGTCGGTCATGACCGCGCCGTCGATGTGTCCCGTGAACACGTCGTCGTCGTAGTCGGGCGTCCAGGAGTTGTGCGCCCCCTCACGCTCGCCGTACAGGTCCTTGGCGGGGATGAACATGCCCGTATCAGGATAGGTCTCACCCAGATAGGCCACAATCTTCTCCTCCAGCACCTTGCCAGTCTTGACGGCTGGCTTGTCGGACACGTCCTGCCTCCCCACTCCGAGGAGGTCGCACGCGACGCTGAACGGCGAGGACCAGGGGCTGAGCCCCTTGATGCCAGCGACCATCGTGCCAGACACCTTGGCCAGGTATGTGCCGTCGGTCTTGACGCGCGGCCCGACCACGGTGAACGAGCACTTCGGAGGCTCGTACTTGTACTTGCTTGCCATTCCTCTCTCCTCCCTACGCCGAATCACTCCTCGGGCTCGATGACCTCGATGGGAGGCGCATAGGTCACGATGGGCCTGCCGCAGAACGGACAGAAGTGCATCGCGTCGGCACCCAGCAGGAGCTCTCCAGTCTCCATGCTGATGACGACCGTGCCGTTCCCTGCCAGCATCGCCTTCATGAGGGGATGACAGCAGAACCCCAGGGTCGTGTTCTCCGCATGGGTGCTGGATATGTCTGCCTGGATGCCGTCCTCCTGAGCGGGTTCGGACTCGGCTACGGGCTGGTGCTCGCTGAAGTCCCCGTTGAAGCACTCCAGCATGAGCTCCAGGTCGCGCTTGTCCACGGTCACGAACTCGTCGGAGGAGTTGGCGGGCCTGAACCTGACGGAACCGAAGCTCCTTATGTCGCCAGCGTCCTTCGCGTCCTGGAGACAGGACTTCAGCTCGTCGAGCCCGATGGGGCTGTAATACTGCTTGTAGTACTCGCGAACCTCGTACTCGTTATCCTCGGGGACGAACCCCTCCTTCTTGAATCTCTTTGCCTTGGCCATGTAATCACACCTGATACTTCTTTATGAAGCGGACCGCATCCGCCTTCGTCTTGATTTCCGCACACTCCATGCTCATCTCATTGTATTCCTCGGGTCCAATCTGTCCTGCCTTGGCCTTCTCCTCGAACCTTGCGAGAATCTTGCCGATGGCGTTCTTGTGGATTGGCGCCAGCTCGGGGTTTATCGCCACGGGAGCCAGCTCCTCCTTCTTCGCGGGCTTCTTCGCGGGCTCCTCAGGGACCTCGGGCTCGGCGACGGGCTCGGATGCCTCTTCGGCCTTCTCCTCGCTCTCAGGGGCCTTCTCGGGCTCCTTGACGGGTTCCTCCTTCGGCTCCTCCTTCGGCTCCTCCTTGGGTGCTTCCTTCGGAGCTTCCTTCGGAGCTTCCTTGGGCTTCTCGGCGGGCTTCCTAGGCTTGGCTGGCTCAGCGGGCTTGATACCCTGGCTCAGGACCTTGGACTTGACCTCGGCCTCCTCCGCAGGGGACTTCCTGTGGAACGTACCACCAGCAGTCTCGGCGGAGTCTGCAATGCCATCGGGGTCCATTCCGTCCGCCAGCAGGTTGTTCTGGAGAATCCACTGCTTGATTGCGGCTGTCTGGGCCTTGATGATTCCCTTGTCGCCAGTGTCACCGCACTCGCCGTACACCACGGACGTCTGGGTGATTCCAGTCTCGCAGTCCACGAGGTGGGCCGTGAGCTTGACGGACCAGTGGTTCGTGATGTTTCCGTACAGGGGCTGGAATGTCAGGTCCGAGAACTCGGGAACGAACTCCAGCCCGTACTTCACGAGCAGAGGTGCGATGTTGCGTCTGCATTTGTCCGATGTTATGTACTGATAGCCCTTGTTCCCAGGGAGCGACAGGTACTTGTCGGGAGCCCAGTCGCACGCCAGGGCCTCCTTGCGGAACGCATTGAACCTGAGGCGGGCGCTCTCCTCGGGATTCCAGTCCTGCACCTTGATGGGCATGATAGGAGTCGCGTCCATAATGTTCTTCATTTCCTCGTCAGTCATAGCTCATTTCTCCTTCAATCTTGTTAGTTCTCCTCGGCAATATGGTGTCACACATTGTCTGCATAGTGTATCCCCGTTGTAGTATATAATACCTCTGATACACTATAACAAAATGGGCATCACATATGCGCCCACTTGTCGAGCATCTCGGTGGTGACGTCTACCCCAGAGCGCACGGTGCTGAACACCTTGTCCTCTATCGTGTCGGGGGTGGTGAGATAATAGTACATGCACGGGGTCGTCTGGCCCTTCCTGTAGATACGGCGCTTGGCCTGCTCCAAATCCTTGGCGGAGAAGCACGGCTCGTACAGAATCATCAGGTTCGACGCGAACAAATCCAGCCCTTCGGAGCCAGACTGGTACTGGCACACAATCGTGTCCATGTCGCCGTACTGGAACCCTTTCCATGCGTCCTTCTTGGCCCTTCCGTCGTAGACCACGACGTTGCGTCCGAGGTCGTGGCAGAGCTGGGCCACACGGTCGATGGACGCCCTGAAACGGCAGAAGATGACCACCTTGTCCTCGGTGCTCGTCAGCAGTTCCCTCACGGCATCGTCCTTCGACGTCTCGAATGACAGCGTGCCGTCATCCGTGATGAGAGAGCCAGAGCAGAGCTGGAGGAGCTTGTTGTACTGGGCCCCAGCCACTTCGAGGTCTATGTTGTACTTCAGGAAGTCCCCAGACTTGATGTCCTTGTAGGGCTTCTTCGCGGCCAGCTCGCACTGGTAGGTCATCTCGTTGTAGCCAGGCATGTCGAACACATCCTCCAGACGGCAGACTATGCCGTAGCTCTGGAGGAGCTCTTCGCACTCCGCATCCTTGTACGCGATTGGCTGGTGCCAGAGATTGTACTTGGTGACATACCTCTGGCAGAAGTCCGTCCAGTTCCTCCATACACTGTCGTCCAGGAACTTGAGCTGGCCGTACATCTTCTTGTAGTCAGGCTTGCCCCCGCCTCCGTGGACGGGCGTCCCAGACATGATGTAGCGGTGCTCGGAAAGCTTGGCCAGCGTCAGCATGACCTTCGTTGTGAGTGAATCATGGGCGCCAGCCTTGTGGCTCTCGTCCAGGATTATCGCACCCCAGCGCTTGTCGATGTTGTCCCTGAGCTTGACGTTCTTCTTGTATGTGACCTGCCCATCCCTGTGATGGACAGGGACCTTCTCGGATTTGTACGTCTTCTGGTAGGACGTGACCGTGACCGCGTCGCGGAGCATCTGCACATCCTCGTCGGTCACGCCATCGAAGTTGACCATGTTGTCGATGGCCACGCCCCATGAGGGGACGATGGACGCTGGGCAGACGACCAGCGCGTCCTCGATGTCCCCTGCTTTGAGATGCTCCAGAATCCACGACAGGGCGATGGCGGTCTTGCCGCATCCCATGTCGTAGAATATCCCGAGCGTCGGGTTGCAGTCCATCATGAAGAGCGCATAGGTCTGATGCTTGGCGAGATGCCAGCTCGTCACAGGACGTCCCCCACCGCATAGACCTGATTCTCGCCGACGCCAGAGCGCACATAGATGAACCCTCCTCCGAGGAGCAGGTTAATCTGGTTCTGGTCGAACTCCGAATCATCGAACACATCGCCAGGCTGGACCCCCCTATGCTCGCGGCAGTATTTGCGCATGAGCTCCAGGGGATTGCGCTTCAGGTCCTCGCTCTTGACTGCGGAGTTCTTGAGGCGCTCCTTCTTCTTCTTGAATCCTGGCGGTGCCTTCCTCTCCCAGACACGGCAGACCTCCCCTCCGAGACGGACGGTCTTGGCGACACGCTCCCACGACTTGGAGCCGTTGGACCATCTGGAGAAGATGTCCTGGATGCTCCTCGGGATGGCGGTGCGCGTGAGCGCTGGGTCAACCGAGAACACCTTCTCAAGGATGATGTTCTTCGAGACCAGCGAGCCCACCTCGGTGTAGCCGTTGATTGGGTCGTCCAGCCACTGGTTGATGGCATCGACGTTGGAGTCCTCCTCCATGCCGAAGTCCTGCATGACGGCCGCGACCTCCTCTATGTCCTCGTCGGTGTACCAGAGGTGCTCCTCCCTCATGAGCACGAGGGCCTCGGCCCAGACCTGCTCCACATCGTGATGCGACATGTACTCGGATTGAGACGGGTCAAGATACATCGGGAAGTACCTCCTCCCTCCAGTCTCATCCTTGAAGATGGTGTCGTCGTTCGATGTGGCAATCAGTCCGAAGCGTCTGGGATACGGCTTGGAGTATTTGGCGTATGGCTTGCGGTAGTTGTCCTTCGAGGCCGAGATGAAACCCTTGAGAAGGCGTGCGTCGTCGTCCTTGAGCTGTTTGGCCTCGGACAGCTCGACGATGACGGCACCCTTGATTGAATCCAGGAACTCCTTGCGATGGTTGATGCTCTCCGTGGACTCCACATACCAGCAGTCCTGACCAGCCATCAGCTTGATGTTGTTCCCCTTCCCGATACCCTGGTCGGATATCAGAACGGGCACAATCTCATGCTTGGTCTCGTAGTACTGCCTCCTTATGACGCCCACGAACCACATCTCGGAGACCTGTTCCAGATAGTAGTCCTCCTTGCCGATGCTCCTGAGCGGAGGTGCCGTGGCCCCGAACTTCTTCTTGAACCACGTCCTCACACGAGGTATGCCGTCCCACTCGTGGGCCTCGACCCACTCCCTGAACATGTTGCGTCTGTTATGATAGGTGACGATATCCAGCGCACGGCCCATGACGGCCTCCGACGGGAACCCGTTCCCTATGAAGCCGTGGGCGCGGAGCTTGGACTGCACATCGGCGACATAGATGGCGAACAGCTTGTCATCCATCATCTGGGGCCCGCCAGTCTCGCCGAACAGCGACACGTCCACCATGTCGCACTCGTTCAGCTCGTCGAAATACATCTTCTGGTCGGCATCTGGGTAGAGTTCGTAGAAAACGGCGCTCAGGTCCACGAGGGCCTTGGGCATCTTGCGGAGCTCGATGGCCTCCACATCCTTCGGGGAGTAGATATCGGCGTGGATGCGCGTCTCGTTGTCATCCGCGTCGATTGCGAAAAGGTCGTGGTTCGCTTCGACCCATGAGAACTGGGTCAGGTCCTCCAATGGGATGAACCTGTCATCCATCGTCTGGATGTCCAATGGTCTCAGCGTCCCATAGTCATACCCTCCATGGGATATGACCCCCGCTTTGGAGACTGTGAGTCCCAAAGCGCGTAGTTGTGATACAGCTATTGCACGGTCCATGGTTTCACCTTTCAGCCCTGAGAGCATCGCGGAGTGGGTATTTATTGGTTTGCAACGTGCAACCCGAAAAGTTCAAAAACCGTGTTACATTGTTACAACTTCTATGGTAATCTATTAAAAGCGATACGGAATCGTAGTTGCGAAGTATGCCTCGCTTCCGCCGACGAATCGGCGACCTCTCCTGGGCCCCTACATCTTCAGTCATTCCCAGGAGAGGTATCAACAGGATACTGGATGACCTCGCCGCCCCTCTCGATTATTACGTTCGTGTCCCCAGTGTGCTCCATATACCTCTGAATCGTGATGTCGCAGTACAGCGGGACCAGCTCTATCCCCCTGAACACACGGCTGGTGTCACAGCACGCAATCAGCGTGGTGCCAGTCCCAGCGAAACAGTCCAGAACAGTATCATGCTCCTCCGTGAACACGTCTATCAGCTCGGTGGGGAGGTACAGCGGGAATGTGGCTTTGTGGACCTTGGAATAGGCGTTGTTGCTCGCCACGGAGCCCTCGATGACGCCGTACCAGATGCCGTGCTTGTGCCTGAACTGCCTGGAGCCGTTGCGGCCGAGGCAGATAATCCACTCCACGCTCGACGAGATGACCCCGTCCTTGACGGCGGGAACGGGATTGGCCTTCTTCCAGTAGACGAGGTCCTTGAAGTTGCCAAGATACTTGTTGAGAAGATGGACGATGGTCGATTTGGAGCCAGCCAGCAGTCCGATGTTGATGAACGCCTCCTCGCTGTTGGCGAGGATGTTGTCTATGACGTCGAAGACGAACTCCTCGTACTCGCCCTCGTCGCGCAGGTCCTCGGTGTTGACGTACTTGGGGCCTTCGCGGGGCGTGCGGACGTTCGTGAGATGGCCAGCGTTGTAGGGCGGAGAGGTGATGCAGACATCGGCCACCTCCCCGCCGAGGGCCGCTTCGAACACCGAAGGGTCCGTGGAATCCCCGCAGACGAGGACGTGCTCTCCCATCCTGATGATGTCCCCTGGCTGGATGAACGGCTCGTCGGAGCGGGGCTCGAAGTCCCCGTCCCCGCCGTCATCCTCGTGGACATCCTCGGGCTCGTCCTCGTCCTCCCATCCAGCGAGGGGGTCCCCGAAGTCGAAGTCCAGTCCGAAGTCCTCGACGGCGATGCCGAGGTCCTTCAGCTCCTGGACCTCCAGGCCGAGGGCGTCCATGTCATAGTCGGAGAGCTCCGTCAGACGGTTGTCCGTAAGCCGCCACAGCCTGACATCCTCCTCGGAGAGGTCGTCGGCCACGATGACGGGGACCTTCTTCATCCCCAACGCAATCGCGGCCAGACGCCTGGCGTGCCCAGCGATTATGACATGGTCCTTATCGACGTAGATTGGGGTCCTGAACTTGACACGCTTGATGTTGTTCTTCAGATACCCGAGCATGTTCTCGTGGAGCTTGGCGTTCCTGTCATAGGGATGGATGTCCTCGATGGGCATCCACACGACCTTCTGGTCCACGCAGTACTGCTCCCAATCGTTGTCGTCGGCCATGCGACTGCATCACGTAGATGATATAAAAGGTGTCGGGTGGTCAGACAACCGTGCAAGAGAACCGCCCGACGGATACGTCATCACCGACATGATATAAAAGGTGAGGGGCTCGGCCCCTCTGAGAAGAGAGAAAACAGTTTAGGTCCAGGGTCCATATAGGGACTCTGGCTATTTATTCCCATCGCCTCAGTTGCCTACCATCACGATTGTGAGGTCGGTGAGGGTACCAGACGCCTCGGTGCCGTTGGCGGTGTAGAGGACAATCTTGTTGTTGGCCTTGTCGTACCAGCTCATGATTCCTCCCTTCGCGGAAGCCTCCACGATTGCATAGGGCAGGAATCTAGGAGGCACGTCGAACCCTCCAGCGGGGTAGTCCACGGAGTCGGCCTTCATGATGAGCCTCTTGAGTCCGTTGAACCCAGCTCCGACGGGGCCCTTGTCGGGGAACTCCCATGCGATGTCTATCGTCACGGACACGTTGGAGCCAGCGGTCCCAGTCATGACCGTTCCCTTGCTGGCGTTGACGCTCAGGCTGTACTTCCCAGAGCCGTCGGGGGTTCCGACGGTCATGACGTCGCCTCCAGCGGGGATGGAGAACGTGATGTCCTGGTCCTTGGCTCCGCGCACCATCAAATCGGTGGTGCCAGCGGTGCTGGCGGTGACGGACGCAGGATAGGAGTTGTTGTAGGTCCTGGCGGTGCCGTCCGAGTTGGGAGAGGAACCGAGCACGACGTTGGCGACGCCAGACTTCTTGGTGGCGTTCATCTCGCTGAAGTCGTTGCCTGAGACGACGCACGAGGCGACGGTGGCGGACACAGGGTTCTTGATGTCGGTGTTCACATCATCCGTCAGGGGGACGCTGTTGACGATTCCTCCCCTCTGAGTGACCTTCACGGCTCCGATGGCTCCGCAGGTCCCCGTGAACTTGTTGTCCACGATGCGGACGGCGCAGTTGGTCACGCCGCAGAGGTTGAGGTCCACGGCGTAGTCGCCGAACGTGTTCGGATTATTCACAGGTTCGGTCGCGACATCGCCGATGGTGCATCCGACCATGCTGAAGGTCTTGGAGTTGGTGAAGTAGGCGCCCTTCTTGGCGTAGCCAGTAATCTGACAGTCGCGGAGGACGAGGTTCACGGGCCTCACGGGCTGGTCTGCGGACTGGTTCTGTCCGATGAGTCCGTATCCCTTGGCGGATGTGGACAGCGAGTCCTCCCTCATGTTGAGGTCGGCGATGGTGACGTTGTACGGGACGGTGCTGGACGAGGAGTCGAACACGATGTTCCCGTGCAGGGTGTGGCCGTTTCCGATGATTTCCACATCGTTGGAGATGTTCAGCGTTCCAGTGACGTCGGTGGCCAGCCTCACGACCCCTCCGAGGGCGATTCTGGCGTTCAGCTCGTCGGTGGTCTCTCCGACCACGGCGGTGACGACGCACTCGGACTGAGTGATTATCTCCTGGGTGTTGACGTCCTTCATCTTGACGACGAGGGTTCCAGACATCGCCTGGTTGAACTTGATGCGGAAGTAGCTGGTGGCGTCCATCGGGGGGAATCCGCCCGAAGGTCCGAACTCCCCGTCAGTGTCCAGGCTCGGGGTGAAGTCCATCCATTTCTTGGTTGTGACCTCGTAGTACTGCACTGTGCAATCCCCTTTGGGGAAGTTGGCAAGCCCAGTGACCATGGTCCCTGCCATATCGCCAGCGACGAAAGCGATGCTGAAATCGGTGTCCACACCGACGGCGAACGATGCAGGGATGTTCAGGACGACCTGGGGACCGTATGTGTTAGGCATGGGCATAGAATCATACCCATGCTTTAAAAGCGATTCGGGCCTCGGAGGTCCGAGGCCCTTGGTTTCACTGCCCTATGAGCATTATGGAGAGGTCCTCGATGGTCCCAGAGGCTTCGGTGCTGGTCGATGTGAACAGCTGGACCCTCTGGTTCTCCTTGTCGAGGTATGCGAGGTATCCGCCCTTGGCGGATATGGCTATGATGTCCTCGGCATGGAAGTCGTAGGGAATCTGGAGACCTCCCGCAACGTAGGAGATGGAGTCGATGCGGATTCTGAGCCTCCTCCTGTTGAAGAATCCCAGCCCGACGGGTCCGCCGTCCTCGTATGTGAACGTTATCCCTTTGGAAATCTCCTTGACCGCCAGCGTGAGAGGCTCCTCCCCGTCGGGGAACGAGTACTCCTCCCCGCCGAACATGCCATTCACAATCATCGGCACGGCTCCCGTGAATCCCTCGGGCGCGGTTCCCGTGACCCTTATGGCCGCCACGGTGCCCTTGTTGGTGGCGTCCTGGAGCGTGACCCACTCGGGCGCTCCTCCGCCGAGCGTCTGGGTATCGAAGGGATACACCTGTGTGGTGACGATGTCCAGGGTGAACGTCCCTTTGGGAGGTACGGTGAGCGTGTTCTCCATACCGACGATGAAGCCCTCGGAGTCGTATATCTGCTGAGCCCCGCCGCTGGCCCCGTCCCCCGTCACGGTGAGCGTGGCGGAGACGATGGGCATCTTGATGCTTGTCATGATTACCGAATCCCCCTTCTGTTTAAAAAAGGATTCAGGACCTGCACCCTGCCGCGATGTCCTCGTCTATCTGATGCACCGTGCGTCTCGACCTCCTGCGACCGTGCGCCTCGGAGTCGGGCGCAATCTCGGCGTTGTCGGGACCGTAGGGCTTGGTAGGGTCCACCCTGAGGATGTAGTACCCTGGCTTCCAGCCGTGGGAGTACGCCCACACATAGTAGTCCTCGTATGTGCTCCATGCGGGGTCCACCTCGGTGCTGTCCCCTGGTCTTATCGGACCGCGCTTGACCCTTGAGCGGAACGTGCTCCACGACCTCGCCAGCGGATGATGGTTGCATCCCATGAGGTTGGGTCCGCCAGGGACCAGCGACGCTTCGAGGCACCCGCACGACTTCGGGCCCTTGGCGTTGAGCTGGTCGGCGGTGCGGATGACCACCTTCCCGCAGTCGCACTTGCATACGTACCTATCCAGCGAGCTCGGGGACTCTGGACGGAGCACATGGAGCATCCCCCTCCACAACCCCGTCAGATTCTCCACGGGCCCTCTCGGGACCGTCATGAGGCCCTTGCACGCCCCGCAGGAGTCGAACACCCTGTTCACCAAATCCTCGTATGCTATGGAGGTCATCTGCCCGCACGCGCACCTGCACAGCCACATGCGCCCCTTGGACGTCATCTTGGACGTGGGGGCGCACACGGTGAGCCTTCCCACCTTCATGCCCATGATGTTCATGGTCTCGGGCACGGTGCAGTCCTCGTCGCACATCATCACTTCGTCGAATTGGTCGTCTGACATGGATGCCCCATCATCGGGAGGATATATGAATTTATGGGTTGTTCGACGGGTTTACCCTTGCAGAAATCACACTAAAAACCTAAAGTAGTGAATCCGCAATTCAGAGGGGTGTAACATTGTAACAAATTCCCCTATTATTATCAAAATTTTTCTGGGTTGTTTTTGACAGATTTACTGGGTTGTTGGCAATTTTTTATCTTTTAGCCTCTAAAATACGTTACATTGTTACATATATTAAACTATCTATTATAACGCGAGAATGTTAAGTGTAAGTGATATATATTCTCGCGGGTGTAAAGTAGCTATAACACTTTAGCAGAGCTACACTTTTTATTGTTAGAATGCAATGTAACAAAAGTTTGTTACACTCATGTTACACTTTGTTACAAACGTAAGGTATGCCTAAATTTACCTACAACCAAAGTTGAAAACTACCAAGGAATTGGTCAAAATGTAACATAGTGTAACAATGGCATGTTACAGTCAATATTAAATAGAATCAAGCTGGAAAACAACCCGTGAAAATGGTTTGGAAATGGTTTGGGAGTGGCTCAGGAGTTGTCCTCCTGATACCACTCCACCTGTCTCAGGGCCTCTGCATACTCGGGGGTCAGGATGCCCATCTGGTCCAGATAGTCCCTTATGCTGGCAGGATTCATGTCCCCGACCATGCGCCCTTCGCTGTGGTCCATCCTCGCGGACTGCTGTGCGAGGTACTCGGCATCCGCAGAATCCACACCGAGCTCGCTCATCAGAGCCCAGTTCCTGTCAATCGCGGACCTCTCCTCATCCGTAGGGGTGAACTTCAGCTTCCTGTCGTTCTGGAGGGTCTCGGGAGAGCCTTCCAACGGCACATAGCCCGATGTGTTGACGAGGTGGAGCGTCCTGTTGCCCTCCTCGTCCTTCTTCTCGCGCATGTATCCTGGCATGGGCTTCTGCCCGCCTCCGACCTTCCTCGGGGTCCTGTTCTTGAGGGCATCCCTCCTGGACGGTTTGGGGGTCTCGACGGTCTTCTCTGGTGCTTCGGCCTCGGCCTTGGCTTTGGCTTCCTCGGACCGTTTGGCGTACAGCGCTTCGAGAGGCTTCGGAGTCCATGCGGGCTTGCCCTGGTTGGCTTTGAGCCCCCTCTCCATCAGGAGGTGCATGTCGTACCAATAGTCATCGGCCAGACGTTTGACCCACGGATTGTTGGCCTTGTCCGCGTTGAGGGCCATCAGCATCCCAGGGGAGGCATTCTTATCCTTTCCTTCGAGGGAGACGTTGAGCCCGCCATCCTTGCGTCTCTCCAGCTGATATGCCCTCTCCAGCTCCCTCATGTACATGTCGTTGGCCTTCATCAGGGCCTCCCAGCCCTCGGGCGTGAACTGACTCTTCTTGTACGAGTACATCTTCTTCTTGGTGTTCTTGATGTTCTTGGAGGTCACTGCGGGGTCCATCAGGCTCATTACCGCCTCGAAATCGCCGTCCTCGACGCCGAGCCACTTGGCACGCCTGTAGGCCCTCTTGTACTTGGATTGGAGGACGTCACCCATCCCGCTGGCGAAACGGTCCATCATCTTCTGCACGTCGTTCCTGGCGTCTCCCAGGGCCTCTGGATGACGGATGGCGGCATCGGAGGGTTCCTCATCGGGATAGGCTTCCTTGAGCTTCTGAGCGAGTTCTGGACGGCTTTCCAGGTATTCCCCGACCTCCGAGTTCAGCGTGTCCGTGAGGGCTCTGATTGCCTCCTGCTTGCTATTGCTGAGCATCTCCAGATTGGTGCTGTCCATGAAGTCCGCAAGCTGTTCTGGGGAGTAATCCTTGGAGTCGTCGTACCACGACATCCTCTCACCAGTATTAGGATTCACCCCCGCTCTGATGCTGGATTCCAACTCTTCCAGGACCTTTCCAGGGTCCATCCCATATTTCCTGGCGAGTTCCGACATCTGCTCCTTATTCGTGTTGTATATGTCGGCCTTGGTCCTGTTCTCGGAGCCCAGCCTGTCTGAGGCATCCATATCCGCGACGCTGTATACGGAACCTCTCTGTGGGGAATCATACAGCTTCGTGCCTTTCGCAGCGTTCTTTTCCCTGGTCTCGCGGTCCTTCCTATTCCTCAGTTCCCTGTCCAGCGCATGCTTCACGTTGTCCGTGGCCGCGTTCACCATGTCCTGAAGGTCGCTGTAGCGCTGACGCTCCTCATCCGACCACTGGGTCTCGGGAACGGACGACACGAGGTCGTTCATGAGAGAGATGGCCACATAGAACGGCTCATGGGCGAAGTTTATTCCGCGAACCTGCTTCTCATACCCCATCTGAGCGAGATGCGACCTCAGATACTGCTCCTGGAGCTTGAACGCCTTCTGGGTCTGGGGAAGGTCCTTCAGATTGACCTCATCCCCCTCTTTGAAGATGCCGAGGAGCTTCAATCCCTTCTTCTGGGCATCAGCCGACGAGACCACATTCACGGTCTCGCCATCCTTGTTCACCATCGTGACTGGCGGGAGCGTATCCGTGATGGAAACCTCGTCTCCCTCACCTATGACACGGTCCGAGAGGTATGTCTTGGACCTATCCTCTTCGTTTTCGACCGTTTCGGCGGGATTTTCCTCTGTTTCAGCCTGAATTTCGGGAGTTTCGACCGTTTCAGAGGGTTCCTCAGGGGTCTCCTCGGAGGGCTCCTCAGCCTCGGTTTCAGGGGGGGTTTCAGGGGTTTCTACCTCATTTTCGACCGTTTCCGAAGGACTTTCACCTGTTTCGAGGGGTTTTTCCTCTGTTTCAGGTGTAATTTCGGGGTTTTCAGGAGCTTTTTCCTCTGTTTTAGGGGGTTCTGGCTCCTTTTCGGGCTGATTCAGCCTCCTTCTGTACTCGTTTATGGCGTATCCGAAGGTTCCCATGCTCTCTATGAGCTCCCTCTGCTCCTCAGGGGTCAAATCGGGCTTCTCGGAGAGCTCCGCGATGCGTTTCTGGGCCATTTCGGTGTACTTTTCGAGATTCTCGTCACTCTGACGTTCCAAAAATGTCCTTTTCGCCTTGGAACTGTTCGATTCGTCCCCTTCGAGACCCCTTCTGGTCCTCTCGATGGCCAGATTGTCGGCCTGAGAGCTGATTTTCTCGGCCAAATCGTTCAGAGATTCGGGGAAATCGCTCCTCGCACTGCGGAATGCCTTGATATCGTCGTTCAGAGTGCCGATATCGTCGTATTTCAGCTCGATTTCCTCGTCTGGAAGGCTCTTGAGATACGGATTCCCGTTCAGATAGACCTTGTCCCACCAGACTGGCTCCTCATCAGGGGTGGTTTCCTCGGTTTCGGAGGTCTCGGAGGGTGTTTCCTGCGTCTCCAGCGGTGTTTCGGGCTTAGTCTCGTTGATTGGAGTGATTACATAGTCCTTTTTCAGCAGTCTATACAGCTCTGCGGAGCCCTGAAGCTCCTCCATCTCGGGTGCGGGGGCCTCAGCGTCCATCCAACTGCGTCCCTCGGCCTTCATGAAGTCATAATATCCTTCCTTGAGTCCCTTGATATCCCATTTCCCAGCGTTCTTTGGCTTCATCGCCTCCTTGTACGCAAGGTCATATGCGCGATAAGCCTGCACATAGGCGAGGTATTTCTTCATCTCGTCCGCAATCTCATGGTCTCTGGGGTCAGGAGACTGCTCCAGACTGATGATTTTCTGAGGATACTCCTGTTCAACCTTACCACATGCCTGAGGAGAGGGCACAAGCATGCTCTTTCCCTTCTTTATGAAGTTGGGATTGAGCTGTTCGAACTCCGCGGCGTTGACCGATTGAGCGTAATTGGGCTTCTCGATATACGGGATGCCGTTCGGATTGGCTCCGATAATCCTCTTGATGTCCAGCGGGGTGTATTGTCTGCCCCCAAGGCTCAGGGATTGACCCATCTGCTCAGGCTCTGGTTCTGGTTCTGGCTCGGGTTCTGGTTCTGGCTCAGGCTCGATAGGTGTCTCAGTCTCAGGTTCGGGTTCGGGTTCGGGTTCGGGCTCAATCTCTGGCTCCTCTTCCTCATCCTCTCCCTCGTATATGCCTCCCCCAGCATCGTGAGTATCCTGCTCATCCTGCTCCTCGGGTTCATCGAATTTGTAGTTCCTGATGCCGTACTTGGCCTGGATGCGCTCGATGGCGTCCCTGAACTGGGACTCCTCCTGAAGTGTCGGGACGTTCCTGCTCCAATCGCCGTTCTTGTCGCGTATGAAGCCATGCTTCTCGCCCATCTCGTTGTAGAGCTCAGCAATCCTGGCCCTGTCCGCCTTAAGCTCCTCCCTCGTGAGCCCCTTGCTGTCCAGATAGTTCTGCGGGACGCGGTCGAGTTGACGGTCGAGCGCGTTCGTCATGTGCGTCCACTCATGCATGTGGAACGCCGTCTTGAGCCTCTGGACCTCGTCGTCCGAGTCGGCGTCCAGCCCAGCATTCCTCATGGCCATCATGTCGATGACGCGGGCCTGGCGCTGGTCGTTCGGGTCGTAGACGCCCTTCTGCTGGAGCATCTGGATGGCCCTGTTCCTGTAGTCGTTGTAGTTCTTCTTGAAGATGGCCCTCTGCCTGCCCATCTGGAACTTGCGTATGTCCTCCTGGACCTTCGGGGTCATCTTGTCCCCTTCGGGGATTCCGAACCTGTTGACCTTCTCCCTCAGGGCGTTGTTCTGTCTCAGCGCGAGCTCCACGAAGTCCTGGTCGTCCGTGAAGTCGGTGCTCATCCCCCTCTGGTATGCCAGACGCTTCTTCTCAGCCTCCTTGTGAGCGCCGTAGGCCCTGCATGCCTTCAGACGGGCCTCCATGCTCTGAACCTCGCTGTTGGAATACAGCCCAGACGCAATCTTGTCCTCCAGCTCGTTCTCATAGCGCTGGCGCACGCCGTCCTGCACGGGGATGTTGTCGGGCGTCAGCTCGGTGTCGTAGTACTTCTCGCCCATCTGGTACAGTACCACGGACGCATAGTCGCCGTTCTGCTTCGCGGTGGCGAGCTTCTGAGCGTTGTCCTGGGCCTTCTGCTCCTTGGCTTGTCTCCTTATCTCGGCTTCCATCTGCCTGTTCAGGGCTCTGGCGGCGCGAATCTCCTTGGCCTGCTCCCTGAACTTCTTGGAGTTGGCGTCGCCCTGCCTGGCGATGGCGTCGAACCCCCTCTCATACACTTCGAGAGCGGCTTTGATGCGCTTCTCTTCGTCATCGGTAAGGGTGCCGTCCTCCCTGCCCTGGTAGAGACGGTCCATCAGGACGTCGGCCTGCTTGCCGAGCTCGTCGTTGACCCTCTGGAGCTGATGTGGACCCAAATCTTCGAGCTTCGGGGGCTCGCCATGGATGCCCTGGTGCCCAGCGACGTTGATGAGGGTGTTGTCCACGGCCTCGAACGCCATGTTGTGGCCGTCCTCCTGGAGCTCCAGGTCCTTCTTCAGCTGCCTTCCCTTGACCGTCTCCGCGATGCTATCCATATCGACGCCCATCGCCACGCCGTACCTGTCATAGGTGTCGCGGATTGATTGATTGACACCAGCCATGCCGTCCAGCGTGTTCGCCAGCATCGTCGATGCGGGCGAGAGCGGTTTGCCAGACAGCACGGACTGGATGAAGCGGTTGACCATGTTGAAGCCCTTGCCAGCCAGGTCGCCGAACCCTTGGACCGCGCCAAGCGCGGCAAGACCAGCGAACCTCGCTCCCGTGGAGAGCTTCTGGCTGGTGCCCTCCCCAAACTTGGAATCGAGTTTCTGGCCGAGCTTCTGACCCATCGTGTCGGGCTGGGGAGCGGGCATGATTCCACCGCCCGCATCGGCGTTGGCGCCGACGGACTCGCGCATGGCGCGGTTCCCTCCGAGACCGTCCTTGCCGAGCCCAGCCTGGACGTGCATCTGCTGGGTCTGTTCGGCGGAGCCGTGCTTCTGGGACACCAGGTGCCATTTCATCGCCTTCCCAGTGCCAGGGCCCGACCCAGGGGGGTAGCCAGGGTGCTTGTGCTCGGGGCCCTTCGGCCCCTGCCTGACCATCCCGCCCTGCGGGGTCTTGCGGGCCCCCGTCGGGGGGTTCTGGGTCTGATTCTGATTCTGAGTGGGACCTGGACTGGGATTCTGCCCTCCCGTCTGGTTCTGTCCCGTCGGCGACGGGGACGGTTGGCCCGTGCCCTGGGGCTGAGGAGAGGATGACTGGGTGCTCTGGCCAGTCGAATCTGCGGATGCCACACCGAGCGACATCGGCGGCGTCTTGTTCTTAGAAGGCATGAAGCATAATGTCGCCACTGCTTTTTAAAAGGTGTCTGGCGGGGCCCTGGTGTGTGGCTCAGGCCCCGCCTCGGATGTCTTGGAAAACTCGGGTAGAGGGCGACATCCGAACCCCGCCATCCACATGGGCTGGCGGGTTAAAAGGTTTTTCGCGGTGATATGAAAACCATCACCTCTGTATCCGTATGATGGCATATAGTCATTTGCACCAAATCCATCCGATGAGCTTCAGGACGATGTCGCCAATCCAGTACTTCGTCTTGCGCCTGCGGTACTCTCTGAAATGGGCGTTGTGGTCGTCGCTCTCCATGTCCTCGTTGTAGGCGTTGGCATGTGCGAGCTCATGCCAGAGTGTGCTCTCCTGGAAGAACCTCGGGGCGTTCTCCATGCCCTCGTCCAGGTATATCGTGGAGCGTGGCACCCATTCGGCGGTGCCAGGGCGGAGATACCTGGTGTAGTTGCACTGCCCCATCCTGTACCCGTCGCTCACGTTCCCTCCGAGCTCCACGTACCCGCCCCAGAGGATGTCCCCTGGCACCTTGTACTCGGCCTTCCACTGCGACAGGAGCGTCTGCGCATCAATCGCTGCCATTTGTCGTCCCTCCCTCTGAAGGCATGTACACCCCTTTGCGGAGCCCGACGACCTTCGCTGGCTCGATGTACACCTCGCCGTAGTTGATGGTAATGAAACGCATCAGGCAGTGCTTGAAGAGCTGCGAGTCGAACTCCTTCGCGACACCCGCGATGGGCATGTCCACGTACAGGTTCATCCCGTTCTCCAGCATCACGACCGTCACCTCCATGGGAATCACTCCAGCCTCAGCTCGACGACGGTCCTGAACAGCCTGGGGATGTCCATCCTCGTGAGCTCGTAGACCTTCAGCAGATACCTCTCGCCGTCGGCGGGCATCACCGTGCGGTAGATGTCCCACCCCTCCTTCAAATCGGCCTCGGGTATGTCTATTATCACGGACCTCCACGGCACCTGCCCGTTCATGTGATACCTGACGAGGGTGGGCACGGCGCCCCTGGGCTTCTGCTTGCACAGCACGGCCTTCAATCTCTCGTCCAGGACGGACTCCTTCGCGTCGGCATCCATCATATCCGTGACCACGCCAGAGGGGTTGCGCTCCGACGCCAGCTCCTCTATCGTCTTGATGGGCTCCACCCTTGTCACGGTGGGCACGTCGTCCTTCAGCTCCACGGTGATGCTGTAATCGTCCATCTCCAGCACCGCCCTCTCGGTGAGGTCGTGCTTCACCTCTGGCTCCGCGACAGGCTCCTTCGACCATGACTCCACAGTCTCCTGAGGAACGATGACCTCCTCGCCCATCTCGGTATTAGGCTGGGGCGAATCGGGGACGGACCCGCCCTCGTCCAGCGGGACCTGCTCCGTCGGGGTCTCCGACGGGAGCTCCAATGCCAGGCCCGTGTCCTCGGCGACCCTGTCCAGCAAGGTCTTCCTCGGGCGTGCCATCAGTCCACCTCCCAGACGTCGTACCTCATGTACCACCTGTCGAGCCAGTACACCAGGACCTTCATGCCCATTTTATCAGGTGTTCCATCGGCCTCATGGTAGAGCCTCAGCATCTTCTCCACCATCTGGTCAACCTCCTGCATCCTCATGCCCTCCATGGCGCAGTATCTGAGCACGTTCTCCCACATCCACTGCACATCGCCCTCCCTGTTGAGGAACGGCGCCATGGCAACGTACTTCCCGAGCTGGGGCTCGGTCCCCTCCACCTCGGATGCGAAGCGTATGAGCGCATACGCCGCAGGGAATTTCGCGGCATCCCTGACGTTCCCCATGTCCCCGACCAGGACCGTGACCATGCCCTTCCAATCCATCTCCACAATCTTCCTCCCGCTTGTCCTCATCTTGTTCAACCCCTTCTGGATAAGGTTCCTGACAGTGCACACGGACGTCCCGTGGACCTCCGCTATGACAGCCGTGGTGAGCCCGTCCTCGCGCTCCGAGAAGTACATCGCCTCGACAGGGCTCATGCCGTACAGCTTCTGGAGCTCAATCTCCCTCTGCCAATCCGCCATACTGTGTCATCACAAAGGTAGTATAAAAAAGGGTAAGGGGTTTGAGATGGCGTCAGTCGAGTATGATGCCGTCGGGGTCGGTCTCGCACCCGCACGCCCAGCAGTGATATACGATGAACTCCCCGCACACGGCCTGGGGAATCATCGGATGCCCGCATCTCGGACACCTCATCGCATCACCCCGTCAGGGGGCACCACTCGGGGCGTATCCCGCACGACCACTCGTCGAACATGACGCGGTTCCCACGAGGGTGCGTGCACTTCGCGGCGTCCACGAACGGCTCGGGGGCGCACCACTCGCAGTCCCTGCATGGGGATGTGCGGACATCGGTCATGGATGCCATCCTCAGTCACGGACGCTCACCAGCTTCCTGCACGTCTCGACCCATGTGCCCTTGAACATCTCCTCCCTTATCACCATGACGGCACCGCACGGGAGACATGGGATGACGGATGTGTCTGGGTTCAGGAGCGAGAGCCAGTACTGTTCGGCGGCGTCGTCGTTCTCGAACAGCTCCCTCGCGTAGGGCGTGGTGTCGTCCACCTCTATGATGCTTATCCTCTGCATATTCACTCGCCTCCTTCCGATTGCTTGGACTCCTTGGATTGCTTGGTCTTGGACCTCTTGGCCTCGTACTCGTCGCGCTGTCTCTTCATCTCCTCGTAGCGGGCCTTGGGCCCAGCCCCCTCGTACCACTCGCCCGTGACTGGGTCGCGCATCCTCTCCCTGTTCCAATAGGGGCTCTTGCACCGAGGGCATGACGCTGGGAGGCCGTGCCTGCGGACGTTGGATTTGGGCACCCACGTGTGACCGCAGCGGGTGCACCTGTACTCGGACAGCACCATCCCGCATCTCGGGCAGCTTCCATCCCAATCATCGTCGATGGGGAACCAGTCCTGGCAGAACCCGCACCACATCCTCATGCCCGCCGTCCTGCGGGGTCTGTATATGTATCTGTCAGCCATGGCATCACTCGTCCACTATGACTGGGGCGCACACCCACTCGGCATCGAACCCGTCGAGGGACAGCGACACCTTCAGCGGATAGTCCCCGCTCTCCGAGATGCGAATCTCCGCCCCCGTCGGGAGCGTCTTTATGAAGCGTCCGAGCATGTCCAGGCCGTACCTGGATTCAGCTTTGGATAGGACGTCGAGGTCCATGCACTCCTCTGGGGGGATGCGCAGCGTCTGACCATAGCCCTGGCCGTCCGTGGCGTCGAGGACCACCCCATCTTCGCTGATGGACAGGAGGACGTGGTTCACCTTCTTGGCATCGGCATCCTTCAGGATGGTCCTGAGGTCGTCCGCCAGGATGGATGCGGAGGCGTCACCGCTCAAGGAAGGGAACCTCTGGTTGGGTATCTCTGGGGTGAGCAGGGGCATCCTTGTGCGGGTGTTGCCCGCGGCGATGATGAGTGCGGAATCGAGGGTGAGCTCCACCTCGTCGCCCTTGAGACCCTTCCTGATATCCTCGATGCGGACTGCCCAGGGCTCGTCCGTGACTGGAAGGAGAGAGGTGCGGATGCGAATCATGGTCACGTGCGACTTGTCCACAGCCTGGAGGGTCCACCCGTCGTCGCGCTTCGCCATCACCAGCTCGTCCGTGACGGACGAGAGGAGGTCGAGCATCTGCCTCAGGGGCTTCACTGGCACGGCGGTCATGCGACCGCCCTCACTATGCATGATTGTGTCATGGTGAGGTGGTATGTGGTATGTGGTATATATTGGTTGCGCGGAATCTGCGGAGGAGGTACAGGGGGGTGTGGATGTTATGGGGGGAGGTCGCGCTCATACTCATACTCATACTCATACTCATAC